GCTCAGCGTAGCGAGCTATGCCGTGTATATCTATCCAAACACACTACCTTGTGTATCTACATTGAAAGTATTAGTCTTAATTACAGTCTTAGGGAATCTCTTCTGTAAATCAGCTAATACAGTAGTAGGACTAAAGTGCTTAGCTAACAATAGTAGCTTCTCATCTTTAGTAGCCGTACTATCATTACTCAAACCATTAGTAAACGTCTCAGTAAAACTTTCACTAGCACCTAATAGCTTCTCTACACTCAATATCTCTTCATTCTTTCTATCAGTCAAATACCACTTCTCATCGTAAGCTTTATAAGTACTCTTAATATCAGAGTAGTACTTATCATCACTATCCTTACTAGCATCATCACTCAGCCATTGCTTATTCCAGTTCTTATTGACTTCTTCTACTAGTCCAGGAAATAGACTCTTCATCTCAGCACTACCCATGGTATCTACGATACTCTTGATATTCTTCAAGTCACTCATGCTAATAGACACAGGTAGTATATCGTTTACAGCACGTCTTACTACATCATTCTCTAATAGCTTAGTCACCTCGGCAAAGCTATTAGGAAAACCATTCTTAGTAGCTTCATTGACTACACTAGCTACAAAACCAGCTTGTGCTCCTAAGTCCTTTATCTTAAACAGCTCATTATTACCACTGAAGTGATTAATCAGTTTAGCAATAGAGTCAGCATTGTGCCAGTCTGTACTACGTACTCTATTAGTAGCCTGCGCACCCTTGACTACAATGTTCTCACCATTAGTCACGACAGTATACAAAGGACTACCAGGTTGTACCCCAAAACCACTCAATAAATCCTTACTCAGACCACTGACACCAGCTAACTTATCTAGTACATTACCACCACCTTTAAAAGCAGATTTCACTTTAGCAGCTACACCTACTACTTTTTGTACTTTCTTTAATAAGTCATTACCTTTAGTCAACGCTTTACCTAAGTCAGTATTAAAGGTAGTAGCTTTATCAGTCTCATTATTGTTGAGTACCTTAGCACCTTTAATATCTTTGTACTGGTCTACTACAATAGGTTTACCATCACCACGCTGTACAAAGAAGTTAGGGGTATCTCTATTGACACTAGTATTAGTAGGCTTACTAGCATTATTACCTTTACTACCTTTATTAGCTTTACTAACGGGGGCCGGATTAGGTTTCTTAACTTTAGGCATTTCTCATTATCCTCAAAAAAAAAATAAAATCATACCAACCTAAGTAGATGACATTACTCGTATCGACTAGCGATACTCGTAGCGCCTGGACTCTACGAGTCCGGCATAGCCAGGAGAGTACTTAATGTACTCTCCCATTGCATAATGACATTCACATGATGTTGGTTACAGTAAAAGAGTAGTCGTAATGATGACCGTAATAGCTACCAGGCTTATCATTCCATTCTACTTTCATGCCTCGATTACGTAGCTCCTGAGCAATGTCAGCATATAGCACATAGTCATGTTGTTTGTTGTTCAGGATAAAGATAGCAGTATTGTGTCCATTGTGAGCTTCCTCGTATACATGGGTCAATACTTCTTTTAGTACACCTTGACGAGCTCCTACAGTAATAGCAGGGCGAGCAGTAGCTTGTGCTCGAGTCACTACAGGAGTGTAGTTAGAGGGTGCAGCATGAGCTACTTTTAAAATCATTACAAGCATCATCATGATGCAATAGATAGTACGTGTCATTTTAATTTTCCTTTAGATTAAAAGAGGACACATCACTAAGGATGTGTCCAATATGGTTTAACAAATTTAATATTAATGTTACAGAGTAGTAGGTGTTTCAGCCTCAGAAGAATCATTACCAGCTTCTGGGAAGAAGTCAGCAGCTTTAATTGGGGTACCATCTTCATGGAAGAAGTCGTCTACTTCAATATCAGCAGGATCTACTACGTCGCTAGACGTCACTGTATCGCTAGACACTGCAGGCTCTGTAGCTTCTTCTACAGGTTCAGTCAGTACCTCAGCTACAGCAGCAGTTACTTTATCAATAGCCGCATTCACTAAATCATCTGCCAATTTTTCAGCAGTTTCTTCAGAGCTATATTCTTCCATGCTAAAGCCGACTTCATCTACTTCACTACCGGCAGTAAAGTCTTTGTCTTTTACACGTGGTACAAAAGGCTTATTCTCCGAATGAAGGTTCGCAGCTTGGGTATCCTCAGTAGATTGCTCTTCAGTAGTAGCTTTTACTTCTTCTACAGGAGCGTCTTTCACTACTTCCTCCATCATCTCTACTAAGCTTTCACCCAGCCATGAATAGTCACCTACTAAAGCTTTGTACTGCTTACCAGCTGCTTTAGCTTTTAGCTCACGAGCCAGCTCTTCTACAGCCCACACACGAGTACGACTATCAGGATGATAATGAGGTACCTGTACGCCTTCTACAGTACGTACTGAATAGCATTCAAAACGTAAAGTATTAGCTACCAGAGCCTCTTCAATCCATTTGTGCTCACTAGCAATAGCACGATAACCATCCAGCATAGCTTGCTTAATTAGAGGGTCATCGTAATCAACCACACGACGAGCTAACAGCTCACGCATTTTGGTTTTATTCAAATCACGGTAGCTAGGATGACCTTTACCAAAACCTACAAACAACAGCCAATGAGTCAGTGTAGAGAATTTACCCAGACGTGGATAATTGAAGCTGATTAAACCCATGCTCAATACACGTGACAGACGGTCTTCACTACTAGTCTGTAGATTCAAATGTGTCTTACCCACATTCAATGGATTAGGCAATTTATCAGTACGTACTGTATGTTCTTTAGGTTTACGTACAGGGCGAGACTTAGGTTTTTCTTTGAGCTGGATACCAGCTTTTTGCAATGCGTCTTTAATAGACATGTTCTATTCCTTAAAGTAAAATGTGTTATTCAATGCCACGGTATTTGGCTTCTTCAGCTTCCTGAGTTTCTTTGTTTTCATCTTCCTCAGAATAGACTGGTGGTTTGTTAAATTCCACAGTCTCTTCTACCGTAGTGACTCTACCTTGAAAATCAGTACGCTCAATAATGATACGCAGCTTCTTAGTCTGTAAGAAGCGAATAGCTTGTGTAAAGTTATTCCAGGTAAAGTCTGTCTTAGCTAATGCCTTAGTAGTATTACCATGGACACTGACTTTCTTGGTATTATTCTCTACCATGCGAACATAGCTCTGCATGTAGCTATTCCACATCAGCTTATTCATGCGCTCCATCATCAGGATGCGTCTGAATAGTCTAGATAATACATTCTCCATTCTAGGAGGGATGCTACTCATTTGTTTGTCTTCGGACTCTAGCATCTCGCCAATCTTGTCCGTTCTTTCATCGTAATTGTGCATCTAAGAATTCCTTTAAAATTAGATGTTGTACAATTTTCCTAATCACCAGTATAAGACTAGTCGTCTGAGGATATACTCAGCTTCCTCAAATAACAAGTCCAACGATTCAATACGTCTCTGGTACTTGATACGATTCTCTTCTACTAACTTCTGACGATATTCAATCAGATTCAACAGAACCGCTTCCATGATAGCTAATGTCTTGTCTAAATCAATAAACCAAACACTACCATCGTTACTCTCACGAGTCTTCAAATAACTAAAGAACTCTACTTCATGCTTACTCCTTAACAAAATATCTGCAGTAGGAAACTTATCCAATCTGCACAATTCATTGATGTCTTGCAGAGCTTCTACAAACTCAAATAGATTATTGCTTCTCACATTCATCTCTTCTTGTTTATCAGCTATGCTAAAGAACCAATGCCCTCTAAACAACGTCTTATCGTACAGACTAATGTAACGTTGTATCTTCTCTTGTCTATCAGGTATATACCCGTAACAAGCAAAGTCAGGTGCTCCTAAGACACGCACAGACCAGGCATAGCCCAGTCTGCGCAGCCTATATGCGAACTGACTAATCTCGTACCGCTCTTTAATAGAGCGAGCTTTATCCGCAAACCATTGCGTAATAGTGCTAGTCACTTTAGTGTAAAACTGCTTTAACATTTAAATACTCACTCTATTAAAAGAACTACTCAGCAGTACCAGACCAGTAAAATAATATAGTTTTTATTTTTACTAGCTTTTTACTCTAATACTGCTGAATACTAAGAAAGGATACCACTATCATGGATGAGATTCAATTCGATGAACCACAACAACCAAAATTACCTGTATTAGACCTGACTGAGATGTCAGAGTCTGAAGTCTTTAACTATACACAAGCTATACGTCGTAAACTAGCAGACAAAATGCTGATGCGTCTAGACACAGACCCGGAATCTGTAGAAGCACTTACTAAGCTCTTAGACTCCATGGATAAACAAGTGATAGCTAAAGACAAGATGAAAAAAGAAGAAGAGCAGCTAGCAGGGGATAATGAAGTCAAAGCTATTCTAGCTCGTCTCATGGGTAATATACCACTGAATCCTGAAATCATTGAACATGACCCTGAAGGCTACTCTGAAGTAGATGACGCTATCGTAATACCTGATGATGTAGTAGCTAGTGCTAATATCACAGCTAATATGCTAGAGGTATCACCACGTGACATTACCTACGATGAAATCATGCAGTCTGAGGAGGTTGAGTAGCTTTAGCTAGTATACTAGCATCAATAGGTACTGCACACCAGTATTTTACATCACAAGCAGTCATGCCTATTAGACCACTATGCATCAACTCTAATGCATCAAAAGGACTAATACCTTCAGACTGAATATATTCAGCATCCTCAGCTGTAATAGTCCTAAACGCTAGTGCAGGTATCAGTAAGTCAATTTCTGGTATCTGCACTTTCTCAAAGTTATCCTGTTGTGTTTCTAACCAACTAGCATAATCGTACATTACGACTAAATCGTATCTATTCTTTAAATACATTGGTGTAAGAAAGCTAGGTAACATGTTTACACATTCCACCTCTACTAATTCACCAGTATGTGCTATTAATGCAGACTCAATCAATCTCATCTCTTCCTCAGTCAATACGTAAGGATAGACATTGACTGTCAATTTCACACGCTCTGGAGTAGCTGGAGCTTCTACATCTACAAATACTCTCTCAGCAATGAATCTACTTAACTGTAAACACATCAAAGTAGCTACACTGTTTACTAGAGCGCTCTTGTCTCTATTCTTAAACAGCTCTTCAAATTCTTCTACTGACATACCAGCTAAAGCATTATCACCGCGTGTGTAATACTCAAAGCTAGTCAGATACTCGTAAGGATTGTCTATCTTACCCTCAGCTAACAATACACCTAAACGAGTATCCAGTACACTATCTAAATCAACAAATACGTGACTAGTGTTCATCGACTCTCACCTACTACGTAATTACTCTTATCCAATGCTAAGCTAGCTAATACAGTCACTACTACAGCATGATTATTACGTAATACATCTACGAATTCTCTAGCGGAGAGTCTATTAGTCAATAAGTCTTGACTAATACCACAAGCTACTCTATTTTTAGGTAAAATATCTAAAATAGTAGCTAGCTCTACTAATACACTCTCGTATAACTCACTACCTATTCTAAATCTAAAAGCAGCATAGACCCTATCAATGAAAGCTCTCAACTCAGGTCTATTATTGTAAGCACTAAACACACTCATGCTACCACTAGTAGTAGCTACAGCTAATGGATTAAATCTATCCACTAATGCATCTACATTTTCTAATAGCTGAGCATTAGCCTCAGACAGCTTAATCAGACCAGTCTCTTTATTCCACACCTCTTTGAATACTTCTACTATTTCAATATAAGTCATGGCTGTAAATCACTTTCTAAATGTGCTGCTGTTAAATAAGCTCTCAGTACTTGAGTAGATTTTACACCACCAGCATAAGGCTCTATCTCAGCTTGTGATACTCTACCAGTACGACCAATTACAGTATTCATAGCTCGGAAACCTTGTACATCACCACCTCGATATTTAATCAGCTCTGTTACAGTATTATCTAAGCCTTGTGCTGACAACATCTGTAATTCCATGTAAGATACTTTACCACCTTTACTATCACCAGTAGGTTGACCAGTGCGATAATCAATGGTATTGTTATCCTTAGGTATACTGATTTTCTTAATCAGTAACTGAGCTTGTCGTCTAATAGGTAGTTTATACACCAAATGTTTCTTAGGTGTAAGATATTTACTACCATCAGGTGCTACCAACCATACACGCTGAAAGAACTCATGTCCTAGCTCTTTAGCTAGTTTTAAGTTCCTAACTACATCCATCTTAATATCAGACATGGGCGGTACTACTACAGCTAGTATTTCTTCACCGCTACCTAATCTACTAATCCAAGTGTCAAACTCTTTATCAGACATGCTAGCAAAGTAATCTTCGTACATCTTAACATTCTGTCCACCTGGTAATAACTTCTCTACGTATTTCAAGATAAAGTCCTGAGCAGCTTTTCTATTCTTAGCCATTTTCTACTATCCTCTTTACAAAACAAAAGACAAAAACCCAATAGGTCATAGGACTAGCCCTACCCTATTACAGGTAGGGCTAGCTCTGAGTCTATTGCTTTACTGACAGTGTTGAGCCATGAAAGGTAATACTTTCAGGCTAATTAAGTCTTTCCATTGCTCTACTTCTTCAGTATCCACTATCATCATGCGTACATCCATGGTATTAACATTACTACGCTGCAGGATACGACGAAGAGCAGAGTTAATCAAATATACCTGACTGTACTCATCTACAAAAACATTACTCAATCTAGGCATGCTATCAATAGTAGCTTTCAATACGCTACCATTAAACCCATTCTTATCAGCCTCAGCTACTACCCAATCAATTAGATAAGGTGCTACAGGCGTAGGCTTAACAGTCTCTCTAGCAAATACATTAGAGTCAATCAAACGTTCATTCATTTTAGTACTACTCACTTTCTCTATTTATTAAAAAGAATTAAAAACCACCTAATACAGGTACTAGATGTTTATACTCAGCCTTAATGGTTTTCTTATCTTCTTCCAACCAATAAGGATGATAATTACCATTAGCCATGTGAATCAAATCCATAGTCGACAAGAATAAACCAATAGGTCTGTCATCTTCTTCTAATGCCCACCAACCACGAGTCTTAGACAGAATCATATCCCAGTCATAACCAGCCATAGCTACTTTTTCATAGAGCTCTTCAGGCTTAATCATTACCTTCTCTAGATGAAACCAATACTCTTGCATTTGACATAGTTCGGCTAAGATATTAGCAGCACGCTGTGCTCTACGATTAGTATTCAATACCTGACGCACAGTCTTACGAGTCATTCTTACATCAGGTAATAGACAGAAAGCATAGTTCTGTACACTACCTACTAGGCCAAATCTATTACTCTCTTTTAAGTAATAAAACTCAGTAAGACTAGGTAATACACCTAACGTCTGTGATACAATAATCTGCAATTCAAACCCAGTAATACCTTCCTTATTACGGATATTAGACAAGCTAATCAAACGCAAGTCAGTATCACCACGTTTATCATCGTTTTCATCACGTGGAAACTCAGGCTCTTTAGTACCTTGGTTAATCAGAGTCTTAGTATTTTTAGCATACCACAGAGTATTAGGCTGATACAGAAACTTATTAGGCACATTCTTCAATTTAGTACCTTGTGGTAAATCAGCTAATACTTTAGCTACAGGTTTACCTGGGTCAATTTGAATTACATCACCTACATGAGCTGTTACGTAGAAGTAAGTATTACTACCAGCTGCTAGAGCAGGTAATTCCATCAACATCTGTGTTTTGTGCTGACTAAGCTTCATGGCTACAGTATTTTGACCACTCTCACCAATTTCAGCATTATCCTGCATACGCTCTACACCATCTGTACTTAAATCACTAAGACTATCGCATTGCTGAAACGTAGGTAATAAGCTCATCAGAGGTTTACCATCTCTATCCACAAATGGTGTCTTCACTAACCAATCATTACTCTTCTCTACTTTATCTTTACAGTGTGTACGTACAGTATCAAACCATTTGTTACCATTATACACACTCTTATCAGTCTTACTCCATTCACCTTCTAATACTACATCAGTAGGACTATCCCAGTGTAGTCTGCGTACATTATTAGCAACATCAATCAAACGTTGTTCATTCATGGTCATTTCACTATCGTAGCTATTAATAAAGCTAGTAGAGATACGATACTGAGCTACAGCTACTTCGTAATGCATGATAGTAGACTTAAAGTTATTAGGCTTACCAGCCATACCGGTGAAATGAGCCAAACCACCATTCAAGATACTTTCACCATGAATACCACGATAATACTTACCAGTAGGAATATCCAATAAACAACCTACATTGATACTCAGCTTTACAGCTTGAGCAGGTTTCAACAAAGCATCAGCTCGTCTTTTAATCAAAGCCATTTTAAATCACTCACTTTCTAAATCATCAAGACTTCTAAAACCTAAAAACACAGGAAATCTGGGAGCAGTTAATGCCCCGACAGGGAAATGTTTATATTTAGCTAACTTACCTACTAGAGAGTCTCTATTCTTCCAAAGCTCTATTCTCTCTTCTTCAGTAAAACCAGTACCGATATTGAATAAGATACCATCTTTAGTACGACAGACTAAAGCACCTAAGCTATCAGTAGCTACTAAGTTATCCTTAATAGTAGAGCGTGCTGTATGTCCTAGCTCATTTACAAAAGCTTCATTCTGATTGACGTATCTACAGATGCTATCCAGTACCTCAGCTTCATCATCAGCAAATCGCTTGAGCTTCAGCAATATACCTTCTTTTTCAGTACTTCTACCGTACTTATATTTACCATCTACACTGCGTAGCATGACTCCTTCAAAGCCAGACTCTACAGCTACACGTTCAAAATCCAGTACTTCTTCTTTATTATTCAGTAGTACTTGTTCTACTAGTACACAATGCTTCTTAAAGTCACTTAATGTACTAATCAGTTTCAGAGTCTCGAGTCGAGTACTAAAATCCTTTTCATTTATTACATCAAAAACAAAGAAACGTAATCCTTTTACATCAGCATCATGACTAGTCACTACACTAGTAGTGTGCCTAAAACAATCCTCACTACATGCATTACCTACAATCAACTCACCATCTAACCCTAGAGTATTGACAGCACTCAATAACTCTTGTACTCGCTTATTAGCAATAGGTTTATTACTCCTACTCCTAATCTCACCATCTTTAGCAATAGCTCTTACACCGTCTAACTTGACACTAGCATATACTGGATAAGTAATAGTATCTAAATCCTTTACAGTAGCAGCTAATAAAGGTTTAAACATGATATATTTTACTCCTATTTGCAACAATCAGATAAAGTACTAATTGTGTATATTTTTTCCTATAGTCCAGCTAACTACTGGATTCTAGCCAATATGCTGTCTAGCTAGCAGTATATTTCCATTCCTTTATTTTTAATTGCAATTAAGAAAGAAGACTAAACATGAAAAATGTAGTATTATCAGGAGATGAATTCAATAATGGTTTACTCCTGTTTCAAAAAGGTCCTACTAAGAAAGAGATTTTGCCTAATGATAAAGTCAATGGCTTAATCAATCAAGGCTTAGCGGATATAGATGAGCATGAAGTAATTGCACTCTCTGAGAAAGGCATGCAATACTATCGTGAATACGAAGAAGACGTAGCTCAGAATGAGAAAGAGAAAGAAGCTGATGCTGCTATTATTGAAGCTAAGAAGCAAGCTGCAGATAAGATTAAAGACCAACCAGCTGAAGCCACTAGCTTAGGGTCAGACTCAGCTCCTGAGGAGTCAGAGTCTACTGATGAGACAGAGTCAGATGAAGAACAGTCTGAAATGGTAGACGAGAATAATCCACCTGAGGCTGAAGAAGACCCGGCTAATGAAGAAACTGAGCATGCTAAAAAAGACATGGAAATGGCTAAAGAGGCAGCTATCTTGTCTGTACCGCATATCGCACAAGAAGGTGTATCAGAGCTACTGAAAACTACTATGCCTTCATTAGTCAATGGTTTTCAAGCACTAGTCAATACCATCAAACCTAAAGAGACAGTAATGGCTCTTACAGTAAAAGAAGCAGTCTTACTTAACCGTGTAGAGCAAATCACTTACATCAATTTAGCTGACCTCATGCTACCAGTACCTGAAGGTATGCAAACTAAGTATCTCACTTATATTGCTATCTTAGAAGATGCTATTGAATATGCGCAAGGTATTGCAGCTAATCTAGAAGAGTTTACTAAATGGGTAGCTAAGATTATTACTAACACCTCTATGCGTAATGATACAGCTCGTCATGATAACCGCTGGCGTAAGATGCAAGATGAGCGTGAAGTACGTTATAAAGCAATTGGTAGCTGTTTTGGTACTACCAATAATGACAAGCTCAAGTACTCTAAGCTATTAGACAGAAATGCCGACTGGCATGAAGTAATCAATCGTGCACATGGCTTGACTAAGGCTATTAACAAAATTGACCGTACCGAGCTACTCAAACAGTCTAAGCATGTACAATCTCTTTTAGAGAAAGTATTAGAGACTAGTAAGCGTAATGGTTTTGATGCTACTTCACCTGAGGTATTAGCATCACTGTCAGAAGGTAGCTTCCAAATAGCTTCAGAACTAGAATTCTACTCTGTAGTGTTCTATCGTACTTCTACGTTCTTGAATCGATTAGAAGCAGCTATTGCTACACTAGACAAGTCTACTAGCCTCAAAAAGAAATAAGATAATTTAGATACGCAGCATAGTTCCTAGGGTAGAGGTTTTATCCTCTACCCTAGTCGTATGCCGTCTACAGCTTATTAAGCTGGCTGTTTAATAGTAGTATATTCACGTACGAATTGCTCTAAATCAGTACGTAGTCTACCGTAGCGTAAGCAATCCGGTACTTTCTCCAATAGACTAGCAAAACTAGCTTCATCACCTTGACGAGCTTTCTCTACTAGCTCTACTACTTCACCTCCCCAAATAAGACTCTGCATGTGTACAGGAGCTAGTAGGGCATTCTCACGCTCTTTCTCAGCTATCAGCATGAATACTGTATTCAATCGATGAATAGTAGCATCACTGATATCTTTCTTATTGCGTACTTTACCGTACAAGCTACCTATTACAATCACACGTTTCATCCTATCGGATAGCGTATACTTCACTACGGGTAATGTACAAAATGCAATACCCTTCTTAAACCATTTTTTCATTTTTTACTTACCTCGAGTCAAAGATTTTTGTAATTCGCTGGCAGAGAGTATACGGACACTAGAGTAATAACCAGTAGACAATACACGTCCTTGGTCACTATCTAACATTACCGCATAGCTGAAGACACCAGCAGCTTCAGCTTTAGTCAAGAGAGTCAGAGTAGTGTTCTTCTTCTCTAGTCTCTTTAACGTATTTCTATCTGGTAGGTCTTGTCCTAGTAGTAATATAACCTCAGTCTCTAATACACCAGCTTCTAGCGTACTATCGAAATTAGCTACTACTTTGACTTTATTAGTACCTACCTTTACTTCTTTGAGTAATTCATTCTTTTCATTGTAAAACAAACTAGTCAAATCAGTACGTACGTAATCCTTATTACCTTCTACGTAACCTGCAAAGAACTCAGCTAGAGCGTCTCTTACTTCTAATACCTTGTAAGATAGATGAGGCGGTTGTAGTAGATGAGTAATCTGTTTTCTATCCTTAGCTCTATCAGCAGTCCAAAGTTCATGCTTAGGAGAACCTGCATCAATCAAACACTCTTTACCTACTAGAGCATAGTCACGTAATAGCTTTTTGTTAATCAGCTCATTAGTGTCTACTGCAAACATTACAGGCAGCCTGTCTACAGACTCAGCTTGGCGAGTAATAGTCTCTTCAATTACTTCAGCTATTTCAGGCTGAAATTCATCATTGTACTCTACTAAGCAGAAACCACAATCACTGAACTTCTTACCTAAGAACAATAAAGGCTCTTTAGAGTTGTAAGTAAAATAAGCATTACGATGAGTATTCTCACTAGCCATAGTCAGGATATAGCGATTAAACAACAAATCAGGTCTGTCGTAATCATCTTTCCAATAACCTTTAGCATCAGATACAGTACACTTGTAGCTATCATTACCAGTCACGATAGTCTTACTAGCTGCTATACTCAAAGCAATAGTGGCGAGTTTGTCTGCTGTCTCATTACCCAAGTGACCTTCGTGTCCTTTAATCCATTGGATAGACACTTTAGCTTGTCCATTGAGTGTAGCATATAAGCTAAACAATTCTCGCCACAGTTCCACATTGCGTATAGGCTGACCATCACTTTTGATAAAACCACGAGCTATCCAAGTCTCTCGATACTCATTTACACCTTTTACTACATACTCCGAATCAGTATACAACAGTAATGATTCAGCTTTTCTATCAATAGCTAGTCTCAAACCACAAATAGCAGCTTGTAGCTCAGCTTCATTATTACTAGCTAGTCTACCGAATGAATAGATAGCATCAAAGTAATGCTCTACAGTAACGTCTACTGGTAGATAAGGACTTTCTCTATCAATAAGCTCTAGTAACTCTTTTCTATTCTTAAAACTCTTAATAGCATGTGCATTAGCTACTTCTTCGGCAGTCAGATACCCTGACTGCGTCAGAATGTATTTATCATTACCAGTACCTTGTTTAGGCTTCTCTAAGCTAAACTCATAGCCGTGTAATCCACTACCTGCAGCACCTGGATTACCACGGCTACCACCATCTGTATACAACACAATGTGTGACATTTCTAAAATACCTCTTTAACGGTTGATATCAGAGTAATTATCACTTAGATACTCCGTCATTAGCTACTTTATTTTTCTTCTTAGCAGCCTTAGGTTTCTCTTCTTCAACAGTCACTACTACACTAGCAGCATCACTAGCTACTACAGCACCTACCACCTTATCAATTTTACGCAGAGGGTCTTTAGATGGCTCTTTAATACAACCCAAAGCTCTCATCTCCTCTACTAGTTTGTGATGCTTTCTAAAATGACTTACTGCATACTCAGTCATCATTGCACTGTAGAACACACTACCAATAAAGCAGAAGAATAACAGAGTAGCTTTACGATTGGTAACCATAGCGTCTTTGACTGCTACTTTGCCAAAGAAGAACACCCAAGTAAAGTTCCAAACGAACTTAGTCACTGCTTTTGCAGTTAGTAATATCATGGTTTGCATTTCCTTTCCTGTTTCTGTAAAAACATATTAAAATTACCATACTCTACTTTATATTAAAGAGCATGCAGACTTCGTATGATTTGCTGAATTTATTGACCCTTTATAAAGGAATCTACCAACATGATTATCATTAAAGCATTTGCTAGTAATAACCTATTAGCATTGAATACTAAAGACGTAGTAAACCCAATAGGTGAGCTCTCAGCTTGGGCTATGACTTATGCTAAAGATAGAGGTATCTACTTTCGTGAAGATGACTCTACTACACCTAACTTAGATACCGACCGTCTTGTATTACACACCTTTACTACACGTAAGGACAATGAGTACATTGAACTCACTAATGAGCTTAGAGACAAAATCCTCACCGTAGTAAACTGGACTTATACTCACTCTGTTAATAAAGCAAAAGAGATATTTGCTCATGAGTTACTCAATGAGTTGATCACTCAGTTTCAGACTCAAGCTGCTGATTTCAAATCAGGACCTATCACTAAAGACGCTAATATCTGGATGCCAGAATGGCTCTCTTGGCGAGTACTAGGTGAAGCTGAAGAGACTCACGTATACGTTTGGTTCTCAGACTCAGCATTCCGTAGTGGTTACGATGACTTTGAACTCACAGTAGTACCTCCTATTAAAGGCATAGACCAGTTCTTCGGGCAGCAGTCTAAAGTAGAGTCACTCCTAAAAGCACGTACTGTACCTATTCGTATCCAAGAGATACAAGAAGCTAAAGACGATAAGCCAGAGACTATTCTAAAATCATTGATGTTTCCATGGCATAATCCCTTTGACCCTGATAAGACAGTAGAGACCTATTGGGATGTACTTATCTACGGTGAAGCAGGTGATAACATTGATGCTATCAAAGAAGCACTCAAGAAATACATCCTAGCTAATAGTACACATCCAGAAGAAGAATGGAAGAAGGTATACCCTGATATTTTTAAGTCTACTGAATTTGTCATTCTACCTGACTGGTACAAATATGCTATCCCTAACCGTGTAACTGAAGCTGGTATTTACTCACCTAACTTACAAGTCTCTACTATCATTGAGAAGGTCAGAGAGTTTGCTAGTAACAATGAACAGTATCCAGAAGCTCATGTAACACGCTATGCTGAAGTAATAGCACATCCTTACAAATCACTACAGCTTACAGCCATTGGTAGTATTGAGAATCGTGATAATAAATACCAGCTCTCAAAACTATATCCTGATTATATCGCACAACAGTCTACTAGTCAAGACTTTAATCGTCAACTACAACCTACACGCGATTGGTCAGAGAAGCTTACACAGATGCTGATTATAGCTGAAGAGATGACACCTTTCTCTAATGTACCACGTATTTTTACTAAGCTAGTACGTGACGAGAAGCTCTACTTAGTAATGTCATTAGACAATATCAACTACCTAGTAGCAGCTAAGCACAACTACGAACCACAGGACTAATAGACCATGGCTAGTATTATCTTACCAGAAGTACACTCTTCAGGACTCTGGACATTAAAGTCACCTTACCAATCCTTACTACTACCTAGCGTATATTACACTTGTATAGCAGTCAGGAAAATGGAAGACTTTATTGTACTAGGTATAGACCCATTCACTGCTTATTACGAACCTTTTAATCTAGAGAAGAGTAAGTATCAAGAAGACTTATTAGCAGGACATTGTATTATTACAGTAAAGACTGCTACTAATGAAGTAAAGTCATTTCCTAGCTCTATGCTAATTAGCTTTCCTACTGGTGGCGGAGTACTCTATCAAACACTAGCAATAGCTATTGATTTGGGCTCTTTACCTGTGGATATGGATTTGACTGGTTTACAGAATAAATTGAAAGATTTAGTAAGAGATACAGTAGGAGTAGAAGGTACTCCTAGACTAGTCAATCTCTCTACTAAACAGCTAATAGACAGAGAGTCAGCTAAGAGTATTGAAGCTGCTCGTAGTGCTAAAATCAGGACTAGTACTACGCTGACAGCTGAAAACATAGCACTCAAAGCACAGGTAGCTGAGCTACAAGCTAAACTAACTGATGCTGAGAACTGGATACTGTCTCACCAGTAATAGTGAGATTATACACACAGCATACTCCTAGGGATAGCTTAATTGCTATCCCTAGGCTATGTCTGCACTCATTTAAATTTCACATGCTGATTATACTCTCTAGGTACTGTGATGTTGTCAACACACAACACACATACCTCAGCATTAGTCAAAGCACCATGAGCATCTTCGTAATGACTAATCATGAATAGCTGACTATAAGCTGACTCATTAGTAATAGACTTAATAGCTTCAGCTGCTCTCTTACGATGAGTCTCGTCTAAACCAGTACCAAACTCATCAGCAAAAATAGGTATATCATGCAAATGCAAATATCTACAAGCTACTATTCTAAAAGCTAGATTAATAATCTCTTGCTGTCCCTTACTACCTAGTCCTATATCAGCAATAGTGTTACTCTCATTTACCATGCTAAAAGGAAAGGTGTAATCCAATTCAGTCTTATCCTCACTTATACTAGGTTTTACTAACTGCATGGAATAAGACCAGACACTATTAATCAATTCATTCATCTGCTCTACTAAGTGACCAATAAAGCCTAATAGTCCCTTAGCTATCAAACCACTATTAGGTGAGAGTCCAGCTACTAATAGCTTAAGAGTCTTCTCCTCATTCTCTAGTCTAGTAATAGACATTTCAGCATCTTTTATCTTAGCTTCTATACGACGCATGTCATTTAGCTTACTAGCCTTACTACCTAGCTCAGCCTGTACTAGTCGTATATTGTCCATTAACATAGTCTGTAACGTAGAGCGTATATACATCAAACCATCATTCTGATTAGCATTCAATAGTCTATTGCATACCTCAATACCTTTAGCTATACGCTCTTTAATAGTCTGCTTATGTTGATTAGCTATTACGTTAGCTTTCAGTATTTCAGACTCAGCTACAATAGAGCTTAATTCAGACTCTAGTTTATCACGAGTCTCTTTAATAATAGCTAGCTCACTAGTATTAACAGCTCTTTTAGTAGCTAAGCTAGCTTCTACTGATTCTAATCTTTTTACTAAATTAACCCTACTCACGAGCTTAGTTAATGCATCTTCAGCTCTAGCTAATATCCCAGCAATAGCATTAGGTTGTTTCCTAATGATACCACTAGCTGATATATACTTCCAAAGACTACTTAACTCACTAGTACTGTGTACCACAGAGATAAACCTATCCAAGCTAGTAAGATAGTTATCAGCAGTAGTGAAAAGCTCTCTAGTTTCTCTGAGTGAGTGCTGTAGATTGGTTTTGTGTTTTTCGTGTTCATGGTTATGCTCCTGTAAGAGTTTTAGTTTGTTTACATTGAATGCCGGATTGAATTGATGATTACATTCTGGACATTCTACTAGGTTGTCATTCTCATGTGCTACTAAATGACGGATTTCTACTTCATTGACTTCAATGGCATGTTCAGTCTCACGTACCTCAGCTTCTAATGAGTTAATACGACTAGCTAGACTCTGATGATAACTTTTATTGTAGCTAGACTCGGCATCTACTGGCAAGCTACTGATAGCATCAATTACTTCTAGTTTCACTGCTTTTAATCTATTTAGAGCTATTAATGGATTATCACTAGTAATCTCTAGTACTAAGCCATTATCAATATTAGCTATCTCTTCTTTGATACTAGTTACTTCAGCTTCTAGTTCACTAATACCTTCTACATTACTAGCTGCTAGTTTCTCATCTAGAGCCAACATCTCACTAGCTACTTTATTTTGTCTCTCTTGTAATAGAGTTAGTCTACTGTTATCACCTGCTATCAAGCTAGTATAGTCTACTGCTCTATTTACATCAGGATTATTTCTGTATAAATCTAATAGAGTCTTTACAGCTGTAAATGCTTTGTCTCTACCAGCTTCTACTGACTCTTTACTGATATTAGCTACACTATTATCACGAATAGCATTTAGAGCCTCTAGACGGCTCTCTAAGCATGTAATCTCCTCAGCTAATACATTCCTACCAGACTCGTCTATACGCTCGTCTACGACGCTTACAAGCTCTCTACGAGCTATCTTTAAAGCCCCAGTAGTATCACGTAATCTTTCTTTTAAAGCAGCAAATACTTTCAATGCAAAGTCGTAATCTGTATCAGCTAAAAGAGTCATCCATTCCTTACGTCTAGCAGGACGCATTTCAGTAAACAACTCTTTACCTATCAGTAATTGATGTATCTCAGGTGTATAACCAAATACCTGTTTAATCAACTCTTTCTGTACCTGACCGGTACCACCAGGATTTAACTCTTCTTCAGTATCTAGTCTAATAAAGGAATGCTTCATTCCTCTACCATTCTCTAACTTGTATTCTACACCGTTGTGTTCTATCCAGATTCTCTTAAATCCATCTTTTACTAAATCACTATTAGCTACAGGCAAAGGTGATAACTCATTCATCAAACTACTCTTACCACTACTATTCATGCCTAGTATCAGCTGTATCTTTCTAGTAAAGCTAATATCAATCTCACTATATCCAGTAAGAGCTATTCTCTTATAGCCTGATAACACTAATCTATTAATCTTCATTTTGCTATGCACTCTAAAATAAGGTATATCATTAACACACTAATTAATCTACTGATAAGGGTATAACCTGATAAGGATACACCTGATAAGGGAGTACCTGATAAGGATATAACGGAATTAAGGAAATTACTAATGGATGCTACTACACGCTTTCAAGTACCAGATACAGAGACTAGCTCTGTAAATACACAAGACCGCACACAATCACGCTTTCGTATCTTCTCAATAGGTACAGCAGCTGAGAATCTACCACGTAATAGTGAGAGACTAGAAATCTCTCCTCTAGAACAACTACCTAAAATGAATGGTGAGCTCACTCAGAAAGAAGACGGCTATAGAGCAGCTAGCTCTGACCATGATGGACAAGCCTACGAAGAGAACGCTAGTATTACAGCTACTATTAATGCTAAGTGGCTACCACTAGGTCAATCTAACCGCATGACTCCTCCTAATGTAAGACGTGGTGAGGATGTAATCATCTATCAATTCGCTGACGCTGATGAATACTACTGGGATGCTAGAAACAATCAAGTAGGCTTACGTAAGCTAGAGACAGTAGTCTGGGCATTTTCAGGTACAGCTGATGAATCGGATAATAACCCTACGCCTGAAAACTGTTACGTAATGGAGCTCTCTACACATGACGGTTATGTCAAGCTTACCACTAGTAAGAAAAATGGAGAACCGTACGCTTACACTATTGAACTAAATACCAAAGAAGGTAAGTATACACTCAAAGATGATATAGACAATAGCTTTACCCTAGACTCTAAGCAGAACCATTTCAAAATGCAAAACGCTAAAGGTACTTTCTTAGAAATCAAACAAGAAGCTATTAACATGCAAGCTAAGACTATTACCATGAACGGTAAACAGTCTGTAATGACTGATTCACCTTCTATTACACTAGAAGGCATGACTGGTGTGAAAGGTGATATCTCCAGTACTAGTGGTAAATACGGTGGTAACGGTAAAGCGGGTTTCTCAGGTGACGTATTAGGTGAAAATCATGTATCGCTAGTACATCATGTACACAGAGACTCTGGTGGTAAAGGTAATAGCGGTAAACCTATCTAGACTTATCTATTAATGTGGTCTAGTCAATAGGCTACTTTTTTTATTTAATCCTCTTGTACAAAAGGAAATAAACAACATGAACGAATTAGAACTTTTAAAAGCTGAAAACAAAGAACTCAAAGAGCGTCTTTTACAGGCAGCTAAAGAAAACAACCGCATGAACATGCGCTTACAACAAGTACTATCTACTATTACTAATGCTGCTGCAGCTATTGCTAGTGAGTATGCTGATTTTACAGCAGTAGTATTTGCTGATACTGAGAAATTGGAAGCTGAATTAGGTGTAGAGAATAAGCTAGTTACTCACACAGAACCTGAGTCTAAAGACGAAGTAGTAGAGCTAAAACACACAGACCAGCCTTTATCTGTAACTACTCAAGATACAGAGCTAGCTCATGCATTAGAGTATCGTCGTGAGAAACATGAAGAAGATTGTGCTGATTATGTAAATCGTCGCTATTCACTCCTGATGTCTGGTTTAGACATTCCAGAGCCTGAAGCACGTCGTTTAGCTAAAGAATACTTTTTGAAAGAGCACCCAGCCCCTACAGTAGAATCAGTAGCTAGTGAAGTAGTGACTACCACTGAAGCTAAAACTCTGACTAGCTCTGAAGCAGTAGCTGCTGCTGAAGCTACCCCTTTGTTTGAATCACTCTTATCTAAAGCTATTGCTTTGTTAAATGGTGAGAGCTGTACTCTCAGTGCCGATATAGCACCAGAGGTGAAAATTGTATTTGATAAGCCTAATAGTCTATTAGTGTTAGATGGTAAGTCAGAGCGTCTGTCTATTGTAGTCAATACTGAGAAAGGTTTTGACATCAGTAATGAATCTTCTGTAGCTCTAGACTTTGATTCAGGTACGACCAAAGCTATTACACAACGTAGTCTAGGTGAACTGCTTAATTTGAAACACATTCTAAGCAATATGGCTATTGTAGTAGCTTAATAGTCTATACGCAGCATAGTCCCTAGGGTAGAGGTTTTATCCTCTACCCTAGGCTATGTCCGTACTTATTTAATACTAATATCCTTACCTATACGCAAGAAGAAACCCATGCTCAATAACACAGGCATTTGGCTTTGCTCACTATCCATCAAAGCATTCAATCTACTAAAGTCATTAGTCTCAAAGAAACGTCTACTCCATTGGTTATCAGCCATGGTAATAGCCCACAGTCCATGCTGGTGTCTAGACCAATAATTAATGACTTGTCCTGTCTTGTGAAATAAAGGTAACTCGGGTTTAGTAGCACTAATCATCAAACCAGGAGTAGGAGGAGTCCTAATCCATTCTTTAGCAGTATATAGCTCTTGATTATTTACAAACACAATAAAAGACTGAGGCATAGTGAAATAAGCTTTCAGATTCTCATCACTCAAAAAATCATCACGTATTATCATGCTAGGATTAGTATTACTCCTAGTATAAGGTAGAGTCTCGTAATTCAAATACTCACGTGAGTCTTGGAATCTTTCATGCAAGTGTAGTCTATTAGTATTCACCACTAAGCTATTGTCATTGTACTGATAAAACACATCATCATTCAGTACATGCATAAAGCCACCTATTACTAAAATAGGAGTACTACCTTCAATAGGTTTCTTACACTTAATACCTACTTGACTACTGAATGGATTACCTTCACCTACATGAAATAACATATCCTCAGTAATCTTCTCGTATCTCAATTCACCTATCTCTTTGAAATCCAACATCCCTATCAAATTCAAACCACTAATCATCTGTGATTGCATAGCCAGCCATACCCATACACCGTCTTTCTCAGAATCAATGTAATGGAAATAACCATTGACACAAACCATCATCCTTTTATCAAAATTAGTCAAGTCTACACCTGGCTTAGTAACAAAGAGACTAGTCTTTTCTGATAAAGGAAGAGTAGCATCAGGTGCTGTACTGATTTTTACAGGCTTAGCTTTATAACCGTATTGTATCATGTCGTAATAACGTACAAATGCATTAGTGAGTGCTGGTAGCTTCTCATTAGTAGGTAATGCTTTATTACCGTTATCAACTAACCACTCTTTTACTGTCATTAAGTTATTACCTAAGCTACCTCTTAGCTTATCCATGTCTAATGATACAGGCTTAGTCAGCATGCTATTAGTCAGTACTAAATATACTTTACGATAATCATGAAAAAGCTCTCTTAAAACGGCCTCAGACACGTCTTTTTCTATCCATCTATTGTCATTTTTACTGGACTTTACCAGTGCATTTTTATACTCGTACATGCTCGAATCCTATGGTTGTTAAACTTTTACATAGCATTCCGACAGGCTAAACCCCTGTCGGAATGCTCTATTACGTTAATTTTTGAGGTATATTACACATGGGTACTATCACCAAACAATTTCAATACGAGCTGGATGTAACAGGTAGATTACCAGCTAACCGTATTGCAGAGGAACACCACACTCTGACTAAACCTAACTGGCGCACCTATCACTTTATTGTACCTAGATGCGCTCCTTATTTTAATCTAAATGTCTCTGTAATTCATGTTGATAATTCTGGTAATAGACGTGAATTAAGAGAAGGCGTAGACTGGGTACCTAGCTATTACTTTATTGGAGCCAGTCGTGCTTGTGCGGCTCCAGTCTACGGCGGTATCAGCTTTCTTAACATGAACTTAGTAGGACAAATCATTATCAGCTACAATACCTTAGGTGGAGAATGGGTATTAGACGGTACTGGTTTAGCTCAAGTCTTAGCTAACTACAAACTCAACCCATTGATTACCACCTGGGAACAAATTGCTAATGTACCTAAGGTATTTCCACCTGAGCCACATGAGTGGGATTTAGTTGACATGGTAGGTGAAAAAGAAGTAGTAGAAGCTATCTACGATATTGCTAATGCTATTCGCAGAAAGAATGGTACTAGCGGTAGTGGTAATGCTAATACTGAACTTAATAATCACCTAAATGATAAAGATAACCCTCACGAGGTAAATAAACAGCAAGTAGGATTAGGTAATGTAGCTAACTACACTATTGTGCCATTGACACAAGCAGCTGAATCTGAAGCTAATGACTTGTATACTACACCAGCTTCAGTACGTGCTATTATTGAGAATGCTGTGGGTAAAGCCTTGAGAGCACATATTGAAAATAAGAATAACCCACATGAGGTAGATACTTATACCAAGCGAGAAATAGATAATGCTCTAGCAGGTAAGGTAGGTACTAGTGGTACTGCTTACGACACTGAACGCTTTAAAGGTAAGTCTTATACTGAATTGAAAGCCGAGGTAATAGAGGAGGTAAAACAAACACTACCTAGTGCCAACCTTACAGCTGAAGATTTAAGAAAGATTACTAACGAAGCTATTAAAGAAGTCAAGAAAGCTGCTGACCTAAATGCTGTTACTCTAGAGAATAAATCCCTAGAACAGGTCTTGGCTGCGGCTGCTGATAGAACCAAGAATGAACTGCGAACAGCTAACAACAATAGATTCGGTATAGCTACTAAGTCTGTAAAAGGGTATACTGAAGAAGAAAAAGGCGCTGGTAAGACTTATACCGTCTCTAAAGAAGTAAATATCTCTTTAGATACAGCTAACACTAGTACTACTTGCTTACTCACTTATCCTACTGTTACTAGTAATGATACATTAGTACCTATTACTGAACGATTAGTACTCAATCTAACAACGCCCAACTCTGGTCAATTAGCTAATGCTGTAGAAACAGCTGATGCTTATTTACATGAACTTACCGTAATTACTAAAGGTATTGCAGGTACAGGTGTAACAGAGCTTAATAAAGTAGGTGTAATATTCAATGGTAAAGTCACTAATCCAGTAGATGTAAATATCCATTCTAGTGAAAACATGATTAAAGTCAAAGTACTCCTTACTAAGACTGAAGACTCTAATACTAGAGCAGCTACTATTCTAGAAGCTACAGCTCAGCAAATAGTTCTTTAGATAACTCTTTAATGAAAGGTAAATAAACAAATGCCTATTAATCCTATTCGGTATCCACTTGACCTTACAGGTACAAGTAGAGATAACCTAGTGTTAAATGAGCTACACACACTCAAACCTACACGAGTACGTGCTGTAGCTTTACAAAACGGAGCATTCTACACAGCTTCTGTTGTAATACGTGATGTAGCTACAGCTCGTGTCTTAGTAGCAGGTCAAGACTACGAGTTTGATAACCTCTACCAGATGGCTAGTGAGCATGCTAAGGCTGAAGTAGCTGCTATAATCGTAATTACTAATACTGAAGTATCTAACACTATTAGTGTAGACTATCAGTGTATTGGTGGTCTTTACGGTTATTCTACTACAGCTATCATGCAACAGATTGAAGATTTGCAGCTAGATAACCGTAAAGTAGAGTGGGGTAACATCTACAACAAACCAGCTGTATACCCACCTGCTAAGCATTTGCATGATATTGGAGATGTATACGGTTTTGAATATCTAGTACAAGCTATTCAGCAGTTACGTCATGCTATCATGGTAGGTGATGAAGGAGCTCATGAAAACATTTACAGATATATCGAGAAAACAATCGGTAGTACTAGTGACCGTGTAAGAGAGCTAGAGAATGCGTTGAGACGACACATTGAGAATAAAGATAATCCGCATGAAGTCACAGCAGGTAAGATTGGTGTATACACCAAAAAAGAAATCGATGACCGATTCGGTGAAGTTATTAAGGAAGGTAAGTTAGTACCCGATGCTATTCCATTATCTAGAGTAGAAGGTAACATGATTACGCTACAGGATGATGGTCTGTACTATGGTACGACACCACCTGAACGTTTTGCTAATATCTACGTAGACCCTGATATAGGTGTAGATGAAGAGATTACTCGTTTTAATGGTAGGGGTGGCCGTAATAAACCAGTACGCACACTAGTCTTTGCTTTAACGCAAGGACCTGGTCTAGTAAATCGTAATATCTGGCTAGCTGAGGGTAAAACTCATTACGTAGGTAAGAAATTACTCTACTGGAGACAACCAACAGTAGACGATAAACAACAAGGACGTGAGTGGTTTAGGTCTGAGGGCGAAACAGCTGTGTTTAGAGGTGGCACTATTACGATAGCCCCCTACGGTAGTTACACAGATAACTTGATAGCTCCGCCTAATCAGGCTAAACAACATAATCCTGATATTCATAATCGCCGCACTACCATTTTGTTGCAGGGATCTTATCCTGTATTTAATTCTTCGGATGTTAGGGATACTCGCCTTACATTCCACTTAGATTGGTATTCGTTTATTGCTTTTCAAGAAACTATTGTTAAATTTGTTGGCATCACTTTTGAAACTGATGTGTTCAGAAATGAACACGTACGAAATGCTACTAGGTCAGTTAATTTCATAGAGGATTTTTACGGAGTGTTCCTGCATCCATGGACTAGTGCATATACGTTAGAATTCAATAACGTTAGATTTAATACTGGTGGTCTTGGCTACATTAGTGCTAATGGTTCATGGAGAGAGATTGCTTTTGTGGCTCTTACTGATAATGGTAATGCGCACAAAGTGATTATCGACAGACAACATGACATTAATCCTAATATGAATAATGGTAAAATATTCTATATTACTAATAGAAACACTATGTTATTCTTAGGCGATTATGGTAGTGGTGGTAACCAGATTCCATGGCAATGGATAGCTGCTAATGTGAAAGGTATTAGTATATTAAATGGTAATTATACCAACATGCAGACCAACGTAATACCTCCTACTCTAGCCCCGTATTTTGAAAATGGGGTACTGAGAATAAGAGGGAATGATGCTAATGGTAACTGGGTAGATAGACAAATCTTGACAGTATAATTAGCTAGTTAATGTAAACGGCATAGACAGAGGAGTAGCATTAAGCTACTCCTCTACTTATGCCGTACTTATTCTTCTGTATAAGACTTCCACAATCCAATACTAGTAGCAATCATTTGTTCTCGATTAATACTAGTATCGTTAAGAGGTAATCTTATTTTCCATCCAAAACGCAGTCTAAGACACTTACCTTTAGTAAATGGATATTTAAATATCAAGTAAAACTGCCAGACACCGTTTTCATCTACAGCAAAACTGTATCCATCTCTAACAGGAGTATCCCCTACTTCAGTTTTACCTTTAACAAAGAAAACACTACCTACTTTTCTACTCAAATACTTAGTATCAAAGGTATAGCCTTTATTACGCCAAAGCCAAGCAGTACGTCTTTTAAACTTAGTAAATGTCTTACCATCTTCAGGATGTCTCAACCAATGACCTTCATCCCCGTCAATGGGATTATCATCAGTCAGCCACCAATGAAAGATTTTAGGTATAGACTTTTCATCATCTTTAAGACTAAACAAAGCAATGACTGGTGCTAAAGGAAAAGCTAGTAGATTGACTACATTGCTAATAATAAAACTAAAACACCAAAGGATAAGCTCTTTTATAAAAGCTTTCCAGTTTAGTTTATCTGTAAACTTTACTTCATTCATTCTTCATTCTCCTTACTATCTTTAGCTACAGTTTGAGTATCATCTTTGTCATAAGCCGCTAATGGACCTTTCTTAACGAAGTAATATTCGTACAACTCTTTACTACGTTCTTCCCAATCCTTCTGATTACCAGTCTGCATTACACTAGGCTCACCTAGTGTCTCATCTGTCTCAAATGGAAACTCAGGTACATTAGCATCCATGCTAGGTACTTCTAGCTCTACACGATACCAAGGGAAATAGCTGCCTTTACCATCAGGTGCAGCATCTACTTCCCAAGTATATTCACTACCTTCTTCCTTAAAGACATAGCGATGTTTTACTACTATCTCATCAGCTAGACCAGCAGCTTGTACGTACATGTCGTACGTAGCAGGTATAGTGACTTCAGTCTTGCCTTTAGTACCATGGTCTTGTTTGATAGTCATTTCGTAGCTGACTTCACCACTAGCATCTTCAATGCTGCGTAGACGAATAATACCACCTACTAAGCTATCATCCTGTTTGTCCATGAAGAAAACAATCTGCTTGTGTTTTACAGCAGATACAGCACCATGTAAGAAATCAGGTTGATTTACTTTCACCCAGAATACATGTTCTAGTTCAGGTTCCATTTTACCCATTTCTTCATTCTCTAAGCCTAATGCTTTTCTAAATAAAGACATATCTTCAATACCTCATCATTTAAAGAAATCTAACAGTAGTTTAAAGAACTCTACACTACCATTAATCAGTGGCGTCAATACACTCCCGTCTGACACTTTACCGCTAGCATACAGCAGTATTATAGCACCACCAATACACATTACGATAGCTAAGCCAAACAAAATTACAATAGCTTTAATCACCCATCTGAATAAATTAACATCGCTACGTACTTGATGAATTACACCACCAGTACTGCTATTATCAGCTAGCTTAGCTTTAATCTGTAGCTGATTATCTACTTCATTCAACATATCAGCATAGATGTGTACACGCATGCTCTCAGGTAGCTCACTGATTACACGTTTTACCTCCTCGCCAGTACTAGTCAATTCTAGTTCTTTAGGCATTTGTGTAGTCTCTACAGCTGTCAAATACTGATTCCAGAGAGCACGAAAGCTAGGGTCTTTTACCAGCAAGTCTTTCACTGTCTCTGTATCAGGTATACGGTCTAATACACTATTCATTTTTTAATAGCCTCTTTTACATTACTAGGAACCACTACTTTAGTGTAGTTTTCCTTAGTGTAGTTGATTTGAGCTTCATGCCAAGCTCTGAGCTTAGCTACACTCTCTTCACACTCCTTATTAGCTAGAGCTACTTTCTCTACGTATTCAGCCATCAATAAAGCTTGTTTATCACTAGAGAGTTTATTGTACTCAGCTTTTTTAGGAGGTCTAGGTAGTCTGCAGTTTATCTCTACAGGAGGTTTGATGTTAGTCACACCTACCTTATTTACTACTACCTTAGATTCAGGTAACTTATCAGTAGGTTTATCATTCTTGATGGTGCAAGCTACTACAAACCCCAATACTACCAATACCGATACTAGTTGTTTAGTTTTCATGTTAAATAGTCTCCAAAGTGGTTATTCTCTTGATAAAGATGTAAGTGTCTGCACTCATGGTGCAGTACAGCCTTCGTCCTTTTGTTCTACACTCTTACAGTAGCTAGCCCAGACTTTATCAATAGCTTGCTCTTGCTCTTTAGCAGTAGGTTCTTTACCAGCAGGAGCACTAGCAGCTATTTTCTTTTTCTCATCAGCTAGTTCATTAAGAGTGTCTTTTCTAATCTGCTCAGTTACATGAGGATTGTCTACTAGAGCACGAGTCAATCTCAATTCACTCACTTTACTCTTATCCTCTATTACTACAGGTTCAGGTATCTTGACAGTAGGATTTACTTTACTTACCTTTTCCTGTAAGTGAGCAATAGCTACTACATCTTCTTTATTAGCAGACTTAATCTTCTTGACTGATTCAGCTACTATCTCAGCCTCAGGTTTCTTGTCTACTATTACTGTAGCAGTAGCACTGGCACCAGTGTTAGCATCTACTATCTTTACTTTATCTACAATAGCTACTTCACTAGAATTAATAGGTTTTACATTAGCTACACTACCAGATTGGATACGCTCTGATACAGCAGCCTTGACTAACTCGTCTTTTACTACATTGCTATTGACAGTACGCATACGCTCTACACTAAAACCATAGAGCAATATCACTATCAATGCAATGGATAATAACAATAATACAGTCCGCTTAGACATGATTACTATCCTCCAAATAACGTTTATAACAAGCATAGGCTACGCCAATAGCATCTACAGAGTGTTCATCTAGTTCTGTAAAAGGTATTACAGGATGCATGCCCTCTAGTTTCAATAAAGCCGCCTGCACAGCCTCCTTTTTAGCATTGCCCTTAGCACCTAGGGCATTCTTCACAGTAGGTGGGTCTATCATGCGTGGCACTATAGTGCTAGAGTAACGCATAGCAGCAGCACGAATAGCTCCTATTGTCTCTACTAGTACTCCGTAAGCATTAGGACGAAAACGATTGTAAAAAGGAGACTCACTACCTATCATTACAGGATTGTATCTAAAGAAGACATCCTCCAGCGTATCTGTTAATACAGCCAGCCTCCTAATTCTATCACCATGACTCTCTTCTAAACCAGTATAACCACTGATTTTATCAGCATGTAAAGTAAAAGCCTCAGTAGAGACTATTGCATCAGTCTCGGTATTAATCGTAATCACTCCTACGCCTAGTGTAGTACTACCAGGGTCTATGCCCATGATACAGACCCTGTTATTCCAAGTAGTACTAGATTCCATCTTTAAGGAGCTACCAATTCAAACATAGGCTCACTAGCACCAATATTGATGTCTAGTGTAACTTTCTTGTTGTGGTAATAAGCTCTAAAGTCAGTAGCTACAAAAGCTACAATCTGAGCACTAATTACTTCAGTGTAGTTGAAGTTACCACCAGTAGTACTAGGTACTACCTTGTCTACACCAGATACCAAACCAATCTCACTGATTACCGCATAACGCTCATCACCGTAGATAATCTTACAAGCATTCTTCAGTTCATCCAATTCAGCCTTAGACATTACTAATGATAGTACAGCTTCACAACGGACATAATCACCATTAAGTGTATTAACGTCAATAGTTTTCAAAGGTTCAGGTGTAGGATACAGCACATCACGCTCAGTAGGAGTATAATCAGTATCTTGAGTAGTAGTATCATTCAAACCTTTACTAGTTACAGTAGTGTACTTCAATTGAGTAGACAAATTACTTACATCTAAACGACGTAGGTAATAGACAATGAACTTAGTACCATTGTGCTCTTCCATTGTACGCAGACCATAACGCTCACGCTCTTGTGGCGACAGGTCATTATTAGGTTCACGTACTACAAATGGTAAGTGATTAAACAAAGCACCGTGTGTGGGTTTATGTTGCAGAACTTCACCAACCTCAATACCATTAGCACCGATTTTTGAGCGATGCCCACCATTACCGATAGCAATGTACTTCATGCGTGGATAAGTACCAGCAGAATGTACTACACCTTCTTGAATGTGAAACTTCTGATTGAGTGTAGTATTCTCACGAATAGGATACTCAGCACCAATCAATTGAGCTGTCTGTAGCTCAGCGCCGTAAATAGTGCTAGTAATAGGTTTCATTACAGTAGTAATCATTAGTCACTTCTCTTTCTGTTTAGTAAAAAAAATAATAATTAAAGCTAAGCTAGGGCTTGGGGTCAAAGCCAGGTAAGTTAGGATTAGAGAAGTACTGATTGATATCAACACTCTCTTCATGCTCTATACTGCAACCATAGTCACGTTGATAAATATCCACTAAGTCATAGTGTTTAAACTCAGGACTATTATAATCAAAGTCATTCAACCACAGAGGTGATAGGCCTAATCTATTAGGATATCTACCGTAGTTGTAACCATAGTCCATTCTAGCAATGTCTACATGATACACCTCATGATGACCATCAGACCTTTCTCTAATAGCAGGGTCATTGAATAGGTTAGGTAAAACTAATAAGGTCTCAGCATCAACAGTACCATCTACTTCATCTTCAGCATCTACCTTATTACTATCAAAATCTACCCATTGCTCTACACTACCAGTATAATCAAATACCTCTACACCTAGCTCAATACCAGCATCTATTTCAGATACAGTATCAGCTTCTCTATCACCTACTCGTATACGTAAGCCATCACCTTGGTGAATATTACCATCATTAATGTCACGTACTACCTGAATAGAGTAGCTAGACAATTGCAATAGTAAATTTACCATAGCCTTTTGTACATTACGTGAACTCATTACGTTAGAGAGTTCTACACCAGTACCAGCTATTAATAGTGTCTCGAACAGTCTCCAGTAATCATCCTCATGTAAACCATGTAAACTGATACTGTGTTCTGACAACCACTTACTGTACAAGTAATCCTCATGCTCAGGTGGAAATTGTGCAATACAGTAGATACGATTTACCATGTTCTCAGCGTAAGCTCTATCCTCTAGATGGTCGTAGGTAGATATCAGATTACGCTGTAGATTGGCAGCTTCCCAGTATTTTACACAATCATTGTAAAACTGCTCGATACTGATAGCTACATCTGTAACCGGCATAAGCTCCAGAGCCAGTCTAGCTGACTCTTCAGAGATTCTATCCCAAGGTACATGCTTTCTGATATCAGTAGTATCAGGTATTGGGTGTCTAGGTACACGACTAGCCTTAAACGTAGGTAAGTATTTTACCTCTTGTCCTAATGCTTTTCTAAATGCGTAATACAAGAGATACAGAGCTTCTTTAGCTGTAAGTGGTATACTGTCGCCTGTTTGTGGATGTACAGCTGTAATAGCTGCTTTATACGTACCTTCAAAAGCACGTTGTATCCATTGATTTACCATGATATCAGCTTGTTTGTAATACAAGCTATCAGTGTAGTCGTACATGCTAGACTCTAGCATCTTAGTCAAGAGCTTATTACTCAAGCTATGCTTCATCAGAGTCTTAGCTTTAGCTGCATCATCTTCTTTGAATCTAGGATTGTCTACAGCTAAAGGGTCTTCTTTATCAAACATCTCTATTAAAGAGTGTGTATCCTTACCATCCACATGAGCTATCTGATTTAGCTTACGTTTAGTAAACAATACTCTAGGATAAATAGCTTTACCTTCAGTATATAGCTCAGGTCTAAATGGCTCTACCCCATTAGGCTGATAAGTAGTATCATGATACATGCGATACTCGCCGATAGGGATGTTCCTATCAGTCATGAGATTCTCAATCAGCCATTCAAAGGTATCAGCATGACCAGCATATCGCTCAATGTAATTGATATTGCGATAACACCACAATGCTTGACGTGTAGTCAAGTAATTCAAATACTCATCTAGAAAACCATGACTAGCTAGGTATCTGCGTACATGATAAGAATGTGCTTCATTAGTACGACATTTTCTCAGCCGTATGTTCATGATAGCTGGTACTAAGTGCATGTACAGCTGAGCTAAGCAAACAGCTTCAAATAACTCATGTGTGGTATTGTACTGTGGATTTCTAAATTGCTTACGGTACAAATATATCCAGTCTTGCAATTCTTTGACAAAGCTATATTCGTTATACTCTACTAAGTCATGTTTATAACTCAATATACTACCATCTTTAGCTTTAATAGCTTTATCCAAGTCAGCAGGATACAAGATACCTTTAATAAGCATCTCCTGCCCAGGAAACCTACTCAGTAGCTCTAGGTAATACCTACTACCGTACTGATAAGCATTATTAGTAGCTCTATGCAGTCTAAGGTTTTCCTTGGTAAAATCAATCTCTTCGAGTGTATCCAAAGATACTACTCGCATCATCTTGTCAGTAGGATGGTATAAGCCTGATACATTTAAGTAATACTTCCAGGTATCAGGTCTACCTAAGTCTACTGCATTATCACCGAATTCGTAGGCTATTAGACTATTTAGTCCTCTAGCCGTCTGCTCTGACTTTATGACCAATGTCTCTGCCAGTGCAAATGTATCGGAGAGATAAATATTAAAATAGTTGTTAGTAGCCATTTGCAATCTTACTTTATTAAAGAGGATTTAGAAAAATGAAACAAAACTCATTTGGAAAGGTAATACAAGCAGCAGCGCAGCAGAAGAACGTGCCAGCATCTCTGCTGACACGTAATCTGGAAACGGCTAGTATTATCAGTAAATTAGTGAAAGACCCAGAAGCTGAGTCTAGACGCCGGTATAATGATAGAAATGGTCCTGACCAAAGCATATTAGGAAGTATCTCTACAGATACCTCCTCTAAAATACGCGATGCTAAGAACTTCATTCAGTTACTACCTGACGTCAAAATGTCTTTAGAAATCTTGAAGAATTCTACATTATCACCTAAGGACATGTTAGAGACTTCATTGACTTTTAGTTCAGAATGTGATAGCTTACCACCGGAGATAATCTCCGCTCTGAACCTGCAAATAGCAGAGTCTCTGGACAGAGACTATAAAATCAGAGAGCAGCTACCCAAGTATTTGTGGGATATTTTAGGTATTACAGGTAGCTGGATTACAGCAGTTTTACCTGAAAATACTCTAGATGAAATCATTAATCGTGGTAGAAAAATAGGAGTAGAATCGTTTAAAGAATTAGACAATGACTCTTATTACTCACCTATTGGTTTATTAGGTAAAGGATTATATTCCTCTACCTTTAGCAGGGCTACACCTATTAATAAGAGAAAACCAGTATTTGAATCACTCCTAGAGGCTCCTGTTGTAGAAGCTCCTGATAGAGTAGTGACATTTAAAGACTTTGGAGCTATGCCTATTACGGTATCCGATAATCCTAATGTATTACGTGTACCTGAAGCTAGACGTTTAGCTACCGCTATGCGAGTATCCTCTATTACAGGTTTCGGTAAAGCATTAGAAGGACAAGTCATTGACTTATATTCCAACACCAATGAAAGAATCACTGATAAGTTCTACAAAGACGCTAAACATGGTTATCAAACCATGGCTTTATTTAAGACACAGTCACAGCTAGATAGACGCTCTGCAGGTGCTCCTTTAATTCTGCATCTACCCTCAGAGTCAGTGATACCTACATTTGAATCAGGTGACCCTAGTCAGCATACTGGCTATTTCGTACTCTTAGATGAAAACTGTAATCCACTCTCAGCAGCTTCACCTGATGATTACTACGGTGAATTACGTACTAGCCTCTCTACGGCTAAAGACGCTAATAGCACTAATGTACAACGCATGGTAAATCAATACTCTACTAATGGTTATACTACACGTAATCAGATTGATGCATTAGTAGAGTCATTTACAGATATGCTAGAAGCTGACCTATTAGAGAGACTCAAGAATGGTCTAGCTGGGGGTGAGGTTAAACTACAGAAGCGTGACTCTATTTTCAGACTCATGCTCAATCGTACACTCAAACAGCAAAATACACAAATCCTCTACTTACCTAAAGAGCTAGTGAATTATCAAGCTATTGACTACAATGAATACGGTGTAGGTAAGTCACTATTAGAAGACGGTAGAGTGCTCCTAGGTATGCGTGTGGTAACACGCTTTGCTAACCTCATGGCTGGTATACGTAATAGCATAGGGCGTACTAAGGTTAATATCAAGTTCGATGAATACGATGCTGACCCTTGGGCTACAGCTGAAACTATCATGCATGAGATTAACCGTACTCGTTCAGGTATTGGCGGTGTATTACCTATTGGCGCTTCCGGTCCAGCTGAGATTGTGGAGTACCTATCAGCAGCTGCTTACGAGTTTGGTTTTGAAGGACATCCTTCTATACCGGATCTGACTATTGATTTCTCAGAAGAGGCTACTAATTACACTAAGGTAGATTCCGACCTAGAGGACTCATTGAAGAATGATACAGCTGTAATGCTGTCAGTACCAGCAGAGATGGTAGACTCTTATCTATCACCTGAGTTTGCTACTGTAGCTACTAATTCTAATATCAATCTCTCTAAACGTGTAATGCAAATACAAAACAGCTGGGAACCCAGTCTTACAGACCTAGCTAAGAAATACGTAGTCAATGATGAAGAAATTGTCAAACAGATACGTGACCAAATAGAGAAAGCTCTACCACGTATTACAGATAGATTGATAGCTAAGCAAGAGTATCCAGCTCTGACTAATCGTACTCAATTAACACCTGAGTTTAAACGTGCTCTAGTGAATACATTAGTCAATGATTACATAGACGGACTCTGGGCTAATCTACCACGTCCTAATAGTGTAGCTATTGAGAATCAAATGGAAGCATTAGAGCAATATGGTAAAATACTAGATAGCATGTTAGATCAGTTCTTTGATTCAGCATTTACTAATAGTGATACCATGGGTGAACTAGGTGATAAAGTGGACATTATCAAAGCAGCTACTAAAGCTTATTACATGCGTCAGTTTGCAGCTGAGAATAATATCCTACCTGAAATCTTTGAGATGGTAGCATTAGATGAAAATGGTAAGATTAATCGTGATTTGTACGAGTCTGTGTCAGAACACATCAATGTAATGACTAAAGCAGTAGCTAGATTAGTAAAACACATTAAACCTTACAAAGACGCTAGTACAGCTTGGGCTGAAGCTATGGATGAAGATGAAACTGAGAATACTGGCTCTAGTGATTCTGGTGATGATAGCTCTAGTGAAGAAGATACAGGTGATGATTTTGGCTTAGGTAATGATGATAACTTTGACATGGGTGACTTCGGTGACGAAGATACGTCTAGTGAAGCCTCATCTGGCGAAGCCTCTGAACCTAACGAAGAGTAAAAAAAATAATAGCCTGATACCAGAGAGTAGGGTAAGTACTCTCTGGCTCTAGGCATTGTTTTTTCTTTCATTGGGTTTGTTCCTATTTTATTATGTCAGGCTATTTATCTTCTCCTTTCTTTTGTTTGATTTCTTGTTGTTTACGCTTGATTAGCTCGAGTGTTTTGTTGGTTTCAGCTAACCATGAGTCTCCGAATTTACGACGCATGTTAGGACCAATTACTGGGTCGTGCCAGTATACAACAAGTTTTTCGCCTAGGAATAAAGCTATAGGCGCGGTGAGTAAAAAGGCACATTTGTCTACGGCCTTAAGTAGATAGGTAAGATATTTCATTTCTTGAAATCCTTATGTAAATGAGAGCTTGAAAGTAAAGACAGGACTAGGTGCTCTCAATTAAACCTAATCTTGTCTGTGCGGCATACGACCAGGGGTAGCAATTAAGCTACCCCTGGCTTTATGCTGCGCTTATCGAAGATACGCTTAGCGCTACAGTACGTCGCTTGTAGACGTACTGTACTGCTGCGTATATAAATTTGATACACTACTCTGTAGGATACACTGGTGTGAGACTAGCAATAGCTTCAGCACGTTTATGAGCTAGCTCTTGCATATAGCGAGCCATTTCCCATTCACGACCTGTAACCATGCGTGCTAGCAGTACTGATGTATCATCATGCAGGCTAGTACTCATCTCAAATACCTTCATGTCATTAGTTACCAGAATCACAGGAGCTGCAGGATTGCGCTCTTTCATCTGGTGATACAACTCTACATACTTGGCAGTCTCAGTGATGCCTAATGCTACTGAATCATAGTTGCTAATCACGTCTACTGGTAAATCACTGCTGTTAATATTCAGCATAGCTACAGTCTGTAGTTGTTGATATACTACAGTACGATTACGCAGGTCTTCAATTTCTTCCTCCTCGTCAATACCGAATCGGTAAGCTAAATCATCCAGTGCAGTTTCAAAACCGGCTTGTCCTACTTCAGGGAATACCATCAACTGTAATGCACGACGATGACACTCTTTAGAGAACTTAGCTACAAATTCTTCATTAAACTCTTTAGCTAACAGCTCTTTCAAATCGTACCAGTCAATACACACTGACTCAATATACACCTCTTTCAAACCAGTACGCTGATTAATCATGGTATTAATCATGCTAGTCAGAGTCACCTCTAATGCACTCCAAAATGTAGTAGGTGCCATGCTAGCATTACGAATCATGGCTTTTACCACTTTCTCCATGGTATCAGCACTACGTAATTCGTCTACCATGTTAGCTACTACTTCTTTACTGCTGATACCAAAGCAATAGCTGCTAGTAGCTACAGCATCAGCAATAAATACATCAGGTACTTTCTCTTCTTCAAAGCGAGTATTGCGTAGATTCAATACACTGAAATAGTTAGCACTGTCATGGAAGACTTCAGGAATAGCTTTGTCTTCTGTGACTACACTTTTGAAAGGTTTGTCAGTAGGGGCTAAGCGTGTAATCTCTTGACGAGCTGCTTCAGCTGTTACTTCATGTTCCAGTGTTTCAGACATCTCTTGACGTTTAGCTTCTACAACAGCCAAGTCATGTACTGATTCAATTGCATGTTGATTATAATCCATTGGGATAAAGTCCTCTTTAGTAAAGCCTGTGTCTCTATTACGGAGTACACGACGGCGGTGGGTACGTGGGTTGTGAGCAGTACGAATAGTAGGCTGCTCAGGATTACTCAGGGTCTCATCTACTGTAGTCCAGCGATTATACTCTGAGTTGTTAGAAATGCCTGTTTCTGGCTCGTAGGAGCTCTCTACAGGCGGTTGTACTACTGGGGTGCTACTAGGGTACTGCTGAGTGACTACAGGCTCTCTAGCAGGCTGCGTGTCCACTCTACGTGAGGGTGTAAAGGTACCAGCTGGTATAAAGCCAACGAAACCTTCGTCATTAGGTTCATTGTAATTTACCTCCTCAGGTACTGGGTCAGGATAGCGTACTTTTACAGGGTCACCTACAGGCTTAGTAGCTGAATCAGTTACAAAGCCATTGTTGTTTACACCGTAAGGATTATACGCTAAGTTAGGATTATTAAACCCATCTTGTTGTTGATTGATGTTGTCGTAATACCCGCCAGTGTTATACTGATTAGTAGTACCAGTAGGATATACAGTTTGTTGTACTTGCTGTTTTTGACTAGGGAAAGTGACTTTACCATAGGCATCCATCTCTTTCTTATTCCACTCTTCCAGTACATCAATCATCTCTTGATGCTCAGTTGCATTTACACCTGTCGCAGCACCACTATTATTAACGTAGTACCAATAGGTAAATGCACGTGCTGCATCTAAGAATGTATCTACATAACGACGAGTCCTAGCCTGTACTTCTACTACAGACAAGTTAGGATTTCTGCGTACAGCATTATTGATGTTTTTGAAGAAGATATCCAGTAACAACTTAACAGTGTTATTGTTCCAGTTGTTATACCGCAGCATAGCGTACAACAAACCGTAAGTGGTGTTGTTGTTGCTCTTTAGCATTACTGTATTGATGAAATCAGATACCACGTAGGCTACAGCTGACTGAATACGTGGGTCTACTTCACCATTATACTGCACTGGTGCACAACCTGGTTGAAACAGAGCCATTGGTACTTGACCATGTTCAGTCAGTAAGTAATTTGGATTAGCGAAATAAGGTAAAGGATATTTACCACCTTCAGTAGGGTAATTTTGTAAAAACGGATGAATAGACATTTTGGGAGTACTCCTATTTAAATGCATTTAAAAAACCAAAAGCTAGAGACGGACACGTCTATCCGTCTCCTGTCTAAGCTCTCTAATGATTACGTTTGAGTAGCTGTTGTACATCATCTAACAGCTCTCTAAACTTGGGATTGCGCTGAATTTTGCCATTGGCATCGACTATAGCGCAATGGTTGATACGATTGTGTCCGTCAGGACTAGCTTTATTAATAGCTGTGTAAGCACAAATCTCAGCTAATGAACTATTTAAGTGCTGACTAGGATTCTCAGGTGATACGTTATCGGTATTAGTACCAGTAGTCTCCTGTGGTATAATAGCAGCAGTAGTCTTAAATGCTTTATTGTCAGAGCTAGTATTAATCGTGCTAATCTCTACATGTGCTCTGTCACTAGTGAGTTTGTAAATCAAACCAGCTTTCATGGTAGCTTTGAAGATGTCTTCTACTTCTTTAACAGTTAGCGTATTACCTTTCTTGTTATACGCTTTAGTCAGTCTGAAATAGAAGTTGTTAATACCATCACTGACATTCTTCAATACGTAGTACAATACCTCTAGCTCTTTATTGTACATGCAGGCTATGTCGCTAGTATTCTGCAATACCCATTCGTCAAAATGGTTTACAATCTGAGCCATCAGTTGAAAGAAGTTGTCTACTGGCATGCCAATCTCTTCAAAGCGCAGCTTCATGATGGAATCAATGTAATTACGCAATGACTCCAAGTGCTCATCTGCGATTGATTCCATTCTACCTAGGGTAACACTATTACCCCACAGTAGCTCACCTAGAAACTGTTTCCACAATGACAAATCGTCTACGTGCTCCGGACGCACTCGACGAGGCCAATGGTCTAACAAATAGAAGAACACCACTATATACCGTTTAGCATTAGGGCTGTTCTCGTATTCATGTCTAGGTACTGCTAGCTTGACAGAAGTAGGCACATACGTCATGTTTCTACTAATAGACAACGTATTAGGTTTCAACCCAATACTCTCACAGATGACCCAATCCTTACTAGGATATCTGTCTTCCGTGAGAGTCTCGGCTGTGCCTACTACAGGATGTATACCAGCAAACTCATGCATGGTTTTAGTGAAACCGTACTCAGCTAATAAGTAATGCACCATGGTAGTAAGTGCTGTAATAGCTTTAGGTAAGCCTTTGTTCTTACTACCGTAGTTATACAGCGCACTATACACCATCTGCACAGTCTCACGCTTACCATCAGCTACAAAGTACTGCTGTTGTGAATAAAAGGTATTCTTAGCTAAATTCAGCTTTACGAATACTTTATTGACATCAATACTGATGATTTTATCACAGAGTACCGGACTAATAATGAACTTACTACCACTGATATACATGCAGCCTTCATTATTCAGAAATGGTAAGCTCAAAATACGTTTGATATCTACACCTTTATACTCAAAGGTATACTCTACCATGTATAAGTCACTACGAGCCAGATTATACCTGCTACGAGTCGCACCACCAATAGTGTGCTTACGTGTCAGCTCACGAAACTCTTCATGAGGCATCAGCTGTCTAAAGCCTTTATAACGCATGCCCAATTCAGCAGGTATAATCTTCATGGCATTTCGAATCTGACTGTCCACACGCTCTAATACTTTCTTCATGTGCACTGTAGCTAAGCCATTGGCTAAATCAGGATTCAGCTTAGGTGTATCCTTTTCGACTAGCTTAGCTAATAACGGGTCCATTTGCTTTTTACTCCTATTTCAAAAGTAGTTAATCAAATACTAGGACATTACAATACTCCTAGTGTCTTAAATATCGTAAATACACCACCTATACCAGCTAACAACACAGGTATAGTCTTTAAAGCCTCAGAGCTATCTTTACGTGCAGCACTACGTGAATCGTAGTAGTCATCTCTAGCAGCCTTTCTCTCTGCTTCAAAGTTCTTTCTGCGTAGCTCCTCTAACTCAATCTCACGACGTCTTTCCTCATGCAGACGTTCTAAGTAAGCCTCTTCTTTCTTAATAGCTAGTTTACTCTGTTCAAATTCCATCTTCTGTTTTAAAGCAAGAGTCTCTAATTCCATTTTTCTAGCTACTAGCTCTGCTTCTTTTTCAGCATATTCCTTTTTCAGAGTCTCTTCTAATAACTTATTGCCTAATTCCGTAGCTTCAGCATACGTCTTAAACAAACCCCATTCAGCTAGATTCTCATCAAAGCTAATGTAGTTAATATCACCAGTACCAGAGTCAGTGATATACACACCTTCTCTCTTATCTAAATGACACTGACCCTTTACCTTGTAAATCTTGCTACCTACACGTAAATACAAGTGGTCATTCAAACCACTATTATCCACTACCAAGTAACCTAAATGCGTACCTGGTTCTTGTTTACCAAAATCTCTAGCTACTCTATCCATAGCGCCAGCTTCACTGTAAGGATGATGGATAGCTCCTAAATCCTCACTCATGCTGATTACTAAATCCACATCTGGTAAGTAGCACTCACTTACTCTTACCAGTTTCAATTTTTCAGCAGGGAGCGTATACCAGAGACTAATCAAATGTCCGCCTCGATACATGTTCATCTGCTCATTACTCATGCGAGTATCCAAATACTGCTTAATCGCTGCTAATTCCTGTTTTGGAAATTGCTCTTCTGACATCAGATACCGATAAAGACTATCAAAAGTCTTACTATCACAATAGATGTCTGTACGTACTTTGAAGCCTGCTTTACCATAATTGACTTCATTAGGCAATCGTAGCTTTAAACCATTGCGTAGAGCTATGCTTACATCAAAACCTGTGTGATTCACATAGTGCGTGTGTATGCTAAATGCCGAAGTACCTGATAGTAATTCAGAAGCACTTATTTCGCAATGGGTAATTTCCCAGGACATGTTAAACCTACCTATTCCTTTCCTTGAGTTGAAATCGATTAGCATTAGTTTAAAAGATAATAGGCTAGACCACAGCCTAGCACATCAAGGAAATAATGTAGGTTTAAAAAAAGGTAGAATACAGGTATTTAGAAAAGGGAAAGAATATTTAAAAAGAAGAAATAAAGAATAGGGTACAAAGAATAAAGTGAGTGGGTAGGAGTAGACTGATGCATGTGGCATAATTCGCATTGACAAGCAATGCTCATTGGGCCTGGACTCTACGAGTCCGGCATACTCCCTAGGAGAGCCTATAAAGCTCTCCTAGGGTATTTATACACTGTAAGCTAAAGTCAAAGTACCTCGGACGACAGCCTTACTGATTCTCCTATTAGGGAGAGTAAGCTGCCAAAGGAGCGAAACCTGGTAGATTACCAGCTACCCAAACACTAGGTGTGGGTTTAGGAGTAGGAGGAGTCACCGGAGGTACAGGGGGTACTACCGGTGGTGCCACCGGCGGCGTAGGAGTCACCGGTGGGGAAACTACTGGAGGTTTCGGTACAGGGGGCGTTATCGGCTTAGGATTGACGCCACCGCCGCCGCCCTGCGTCTTAGGGAGTTACTTTATTTACTACGTTGATTTCTACTTTGCCTACTGCGGCAGCTTCGATGTTCTCTACAATCAAGTGCATCAAAATAGGAGTGTTGCAGACATGCAAGAAGCTAGGCTGTACAGTCAGCTCACGGCTAGTTTGGCCGTCACGGTAGATAGGAGCAGCGATTACTACTTCAGGTTTCCACAACATCATACCGAAGTTCAGTACGTGGTAGTTAGTTTCACCCTCAGCTGTGTTGTAGCCAAATGTGAAGAACACATGACCTACCATGCGAGCGTCCCAAGAAGCTTCAATCTCTACATCGAATTCACCACCGATAGTGCGCAAATCACCTTGTACTTGCAGGTAACGTGCAATAACAGGGTCAGTAGCAATTTTCACAGTAGGTTTAGGAGCTTCACCACCGAATACGTGGTCAGCAGCTACACCCAAACCAGACAAGTGCCATGCACGGAATACCATGTCACGGATTTTGTTTACCAAAGTAGCTTGTACTTCTACTGGGCGGTCGCTAGATTTCAAAGAAGCAATCACAGCGCGTACGTCGAATTTACCTTCTTCGTGGTGAGGCTGAATCAACTTACGAGAGATACCCAAGTATTCAGTATCTACATCACTGCCCATTACACGAGAATCAGCATAGTGACCCAACAGTTTGTTGATTTCAAACAAAGCAGTAATAGCTTGGTTGCTAGTGAAAGTACGAGTAGCTGTAATCAAAGCAGCCAAGTCAGTTTCATTAGCTTCATCACCTTTAGCCAAAGGACGTTGAGTAGAGATAGGACCAAGCAAAGGTACAGCATACAGGATGCTGTAAGTAGACATGTCCAGAATCAAACCACGGCTACGTTTGTTGGAGTTGGTACGGCGTGCTTTCAAGTCAAAGCACAGCAAGCTGCCGCCTTTAATAGCATCGGCAATGGCTTTACCTTGACCAGCAGTGATATCTACTTCACGACCGTCTTTGTCTACGATTTGAGCTACAGTCACAGGAGTAGCATTCAAAGTGATGTTAGAGTCTTGCAGGTTAGCATTACCTTGTACGCCCAAGCGCAGACGTACTACCCATTCGTTAGTAGCAATGTTAGCCAAGTCACCAGTCAGGGCACTACCGTCCAATTTAGTAGTTTTCTTGTTCAATGGATAGTTTTGAGCAGTGAAGTTCAAAATCATATCCAGTGAGTCACCTTGAGGAGCAGGTACGAAGTTAGAGCTAGTCAAGTATTCCAAGTTGCTCAATTTGATAATGTCGTTACCTACTTTCAGGTACAAGTTTTTCAAGTTGATAGCCGCATCCAGCATATCAGTTTGAGACAACTCACCGGCACGCAACAGAGCATCAGGTGCCAAACCCAACAGAGAGATTTGCTCACCGAATTTCAAAGGAGCAGTAGTCAAATGAGGATTTACCACAGTGTGAGGAATAGTAGCAGCATCAACGAATGCCCAAGTAGTTTCGGTACGTACTGCTGGAACGATGTCAGTTTCAGACAAGTCCAAGATGGTGTGGTCAATAGCGGCTTTCAACAAGTTTACACGTGCGAAGTTACGAGCTTGACGACCGTCAATGCTACGTTGAGTGTTTTTGATTACGTTGATTTGATTCAGGTACATTTTGTACGCTTGGTCGTCAGGTGACATTACCACAGTAGGGAACAACATTTCACCTACAGGGTTTTGACGAGCAGCACGGTAGTTCAACACTACAGAAGCTTTTACAGCATTTTCCAACTCTTTATCATCGTAGTTTTCTTGAGCAATACGAGGATGAGATTGAGCGGCGCCAGGTACAGAGTATAGTACTGTTTCATTTTGACCGGCCATAATAGCTTGATTGCTAGGTTTAGAGATTACACGATTCAAACCGCTAGCATATACGCCAGCCAAAGCACCAGCTTCTACAGCTACGTTCAATGCACGAGTAGCACGAGCTTTGGCGAATTTGTCGCCGCCAATCAAAGTTTCGTCTTCTTTAGCTACAGACAACAGAGCTTGACGCATATCGCCAATGGCGTGGTCAATTTGGTCCAATTCAGGAGTAGACAAGGCAGCAGCTTCAGTAGCTACACCGAATTTACCTGCTAATTCAGGGTCTACTAAACCAGCGTGTACACCAGTCATTTTGGTAGAAACAGCGGACAGTACTCGACCTACGCTGGTCTCGTTTTGAGACAATTGAGTGTTGTATTTAGACATAATGGTTAATACCTTTTCGAAAAAGTGTTAAACTAAAAAATAAAAACAGCATAGTCGTACACTAGACTGACGCCAAAAATAGTAGTAGCATCAGTCTGGTGTAATAAGCGATTTAGCTGGCTTTAGCGAGCTCGTATACGTATTCCTTAAACCAAACCGTCGCATGCACGACAGCCTGAGGATAGCTCACATACAATTCCTTCAATATACTGCAGAAAGCGCGATATCTGAAGTTATTGAAGATACTATCATCCTTACTGCCTAGCAGAGCTAGTTGACCTTCAGTCAAGACGATAGCTTTTAAAGAATCAGAGACAGTGAATGTCTCTATAGAGTCACGGAATTCTTTGGTATTAGTGGAGAAGCGGTCAATCACATTAGCTCTACTCTCTTCTACAAAAGCTAAAGATTTGATAATCTCAATCTTACCTTCTATATCCTCTACTTTATCAGCATTAACTGTTTTAAACAATTCAAACAGTATATTAACAGAATAGTATCGTACTACAGTATCAGCAATTAGATACTGTAATGCAAATAAAGAGATTTGGTCATCTTTAGATAGTACTCTGTCAAAATTATCCCATTCTAATAGTTGTGTAAAACTCAAGTTATTGCGACGCATTACATTGTGTACCCAATAAGGTACAAATAGTACTTGAGGTTGTACTAATCCATCAGCTATAATCTCAGTAATAAGGGTGTTTACACCAGCAGTATGCACATAAGGCACATCAGTCATCATTTGTATCTTCCTTAATAAAATGTTTATCAGTTACACTCTAATAGACAGCATAATTGATATAGTCCTCTTAGGAAAGAGGACACCTATTATACTGTTTTTAAAAATCATATTAACCCTACTAATATCCAGGGGTAGCAAATAAGCTACCCATGTACCCACTGAAGAGATACTTTAACATGAATAATAAACTACTCATCATCAAAGCTATTACATTACTGTATCGTCTTACTACATTAACAGATAAGCTAGAGAGACCTATTCAACTATTAATAGATGTTACTAATGCTGTCAAAACGCCAGACATGGATTTGACAGTAGACAGAGAGACACGCATGATGTCTCAACTAAAAGCTATTACCATTGAAATGATTTATGCTTCAGCTGAAGCTAGTTATTCAATCCATGACTTATTACAACGTATACAGATTGTCTGTGAGCCTGACCCTATTCTATTTGAAGCTTTTCGTGACAATATTCTCTTGGAGTTATCACAAGAGGATATTAAGAAAGAATGTATAAACATCATTAGCATGTTTAGACGCTACTTTAAAGAGAAAGAATGTAAAGAAGTTATTAATAAGTACGCAGCTATTGCTAAGTTTAGACCTGAAGAGATAGGCGATTTAGGTAAGTTTATTCAACAGATGATGACTGACTTAGAACCTTATCGCGTAATAGGTGAAGAAGTAAAACCTTACAAGATTTCATCTATTAACTTTGATGATACTGAATCTGTAGTAAATGCTTTTCGTGACGTACAGAAAGCCAAGATGGTAGGCGGAAGCATGTTCCGTACTGGCTTGCAAAAGATTAATACATTCTTGGATGGTGGTATACGACGTGGAGAGACTATTCTGATTGGTGCATTACAGCACAATAACAAATCAGGCTTTACACGTCAGTTGTTTAGAAACGTCTGTATGCTCAATACTCCTGTAGTAGATACTCCAGGTAAGAAACCAGCTGTAGTATTCAATTCATTAGAAGATTCAGCTGAAGTACTCTTCGAGAAACTCTATCGTGTAATGCGTGAGCAAGAGACTAAACAAGCTTGTACTGCTGACATGGTACGTAGTACGTCACCTGAGATGATGGCTGAGTATGTGATTAGGAAACTACGTCAGACTGGATGGCATGTAATCATTGAATGCTTTAATCCATCCGACATGACTTATCTTGATTTACAGAACGAGATATTAGAGCTAGAAGCTAAAGGCTACGAAGTACAAGCTTGGTTTGTAGACTATCTATCACTGATACCTACTAAAGGTTGTATCCAAGGGCCTCATGGTGTAGACTTACGTGATTTATTCAGACGTATGCGCAACTTCACAGCTGCTAAGAAGATTGCTTTCATTACACCACATCAGCTCTCTACTGAAGCTAAGATGTTGGTACGTGAAGATACCATGGATTTCGTGAAACAGATTGCTAATGGTGGTTACTATTCAGGCTCTCGTCAGATTGACCAAGAAGTAGATACTGAAATCATGATGCATATCGAGAAGTTTGACATGGGTAGCTATGTACAAAGCTATATGACCTTCCAGCGTGGTAAGCATCGTGGTGGTGAGATTATACCAGAGAAAGACAAGTACTGTGTGTATCCATTTGCTAATATAGGTGAATTGCCTGATGATGTAGATGGTGAATGTAGAGCTGTAGCTAAAGTAGGAGCAGTACCTAAAGTGGATTTAGGTGAAGAACAAGCTAAGACTGTTACTGATAATGCATTCTGGTTATAGCTTGTAATAAAATACTTTGATTTTCTATGTATCACAGGAGGCTAGGTCTAACAGCCTAGCCTCGCCTATGACTGTTTAGAAAAGAGAGGTACTGAAAATGACTAGTAAAGTCAAAAAGTCAATACTGCTAGGTATAGTGAGATTCATGCTCTTGTCAGCGACACTGACTAGTTGGGGTAGAGCTAGACTCAAGTATTACTTAGACATGAAATTGAAAGAGATTGAGGATTATTACTATTACAAACAAGAGATAGCTAATAATTTAGCTGAGAAGAAATTATTAGAGAGTAAGTATCTAGCTACTAAGGACTTACAGAAGCTATTAGCTAATAACAAAGACAACAAAAAAATATTAACTTACATTAGCTATTGTGTAATCAGTACTGATAGTCAAATACCATCTATCGGTAGATACTATCGGAAAAAAACAATTAAGCTTTTTAGATAGATGGTGTAGAGTAGGACAATCATTTAGACTGCCCCACTCTACTAGTGTTCGCTTTAGCATTTTCATTTAACATTTTTAAAAACTCCTTACTGACATGCTAGATGTTTAATTTATTTCTTTTTGATACCTAGCATTTCTCTTATTTTATTAACAGTATACTCTGCTTGTTCTCTGGCTATTAATATAGGAGTAATTAGCTCCGTTAATTCATTCATGTAATCTGGTCCGTAACGTCTGAGCAACGCTTGACCTTTTACTGGATGTAACCACTGCCGGCGTCTCCAGTAATACAATGTTACTGGGATGCTGGTTATTTTGAGAAACAGCAGTCTATCTGCTAATACTAGTAAGAGTTCCATTAAGGAATCCTTTCTGTCTCATTTGAGACTGTAAACGAGGACTTACAAAAATACTCTGCTGGACTAGTCCTCAGGTTCATCCTGCAGAGTCTACGAAACACATGGCATATACCCTAGGAGAGCCTATAAAGCTCTCCTAGGGCTATGTCTGCATTCTTTAGCTTCAGCTTATCGTTTTCTACCAATTCACATACTGCACGCTAGGTCTGATAATAAGCACCTTTTGCTCGGCAGTTTCTTCTACTTCCACATTCATGCCTTTGCTTGCAGCTCTAGCAATGAAATCTTTCTATCTTTATTTTCTTCTAAACCTACAAGTGGGTCGTTACTGTACTTAGACAGTACAGCATACAGACCATTAGCCATTCTCTGCTCATGTTTGTAATATAGATGTATTTATTTTTACAATATAACAATGCAACATGAGTCCAGGGTAGCTGTAATGAGCTACCCTGTCCATGTCTCGCTAATACTAATCAAAATACACCAGAAAGATGTAATGGTCAAAACTACAACGCTCTATGCTGACACGTTCTATTGGATAGTAAAACTCTTTACAGTAGTTTACAGCATCCTTCATCTCACCACTCATCACTACCAGTATTTTAGAGAAACCATTAGCACGATGATAAGTAATACTGGCGTTTTCATCACCGGTACTTACTAGAGCGATATTGGGTACCGTACTGCTATTAGTAGTATCCAGCGATACTTTAATGGTATCTACCTTAGTGATATCTGCCATATTGCCTACCTTTGGAAACAGCTCTATTACTTCATCAACTACCTTAAAGATATTGACCAGTCTTTTCTTAGCAGAGATAGAAGCATTAGATACATCCAAGAATACTTCAGTTTGTCCTTTAGATAGTGTATCAGCTACCTCATTATTGTAAGCTCTAAACAGACTCATCATCTCTTCTGATTCAGTAAATGTCTCTCTAGGCTCTAGTCTAGCCTTATAACTGCCATCTTCTGGATTGTAATCAACATATACCCAGTTAGTACCTACAGGTGCGCGTATAGGTAAGGTACCAACTTCTACCTCTGGATAGAACCAGTCTTTGTTGAACACTAAAGCTACTACATCTGGACTAACGCTTATGCGGTTGACAGGTACTGTATATCGCTCAAACTCACGATAGAGTTCATTAGCGGTATGTATATATTGTCCACTGAAATTCAGCCAAATGAGTTTCTCAGATGGATGAAAGGCTGCTAGGAAATACATCCAATTACAAATTCCTTCAAAATTAGTCTGAAAGTGCAGCTTCATCACTCTGAAACCTGCATGCTGAGATTCAGTTATGCTGTAGGCTTTAACTGTGGTTTGTACCAGTCCCTTATCGACAGCGTCCTGCACTACTACAACAGTTTCACTGCCTGTCTCTAATGCACTAGGAAACGGAATAAAGTTAAGTACTCTATCCTTGTATACAGCAACAAATACAGTACGTGTCACACGGCTAAAACGCACACACAGTTCATCATCAACTATGACGTATCTTACTTTCAGAAACTGTAGTATATTTTCTAATACAGTTGTATCAGATTTATCTACAGATACGTTGAATCCTCGATAGTTGTTTCTGTAAGTTTTTACATAAGAGGCTGATACTTTCTGTAACAGCTCTAACAAAGAGCAACCAGACTCCTCCGACTTATCTCGTTTCTTCCAAAACATCATTCTACTCCATTAGTGTAAGCTGCTAGTCTAGCAGTTACAGTATTGTGCAAATCAGTTAATTTCTCATGTAGCTCACCTTCAAACTGCATACGACCTTTAGCTACTACCTTTTCACCAAAAATAATAATCGCTAAGCCATCCTTGTAGTAGAAGAGAGTATTGCCTACTTTAAACACTTTCTCTTTTGTTAATGCTCCTCTAGTACTGTATCGCAGACAGCGTAATGAACGTGTAGCTATATTGGCTGGATTAGAGAACAGCAGTACCAGTCTGTCGTAGACTTCGTCGTAGTCGATACTCTCAGGTGCTTTCAGCAACTGAGTTTTCTTGCTTCTATTCAGACTTTTCTGTGTCGTAGGCGGCATGTTAAGAAAAGCTAATATACCACTTAAGTCTGCTTCCTTGCTCATTTTAAAATATTCCTTCCTACACATGAAACATGTGTCATTAAAAAATAAATAGCATAAGCAGAGGAGAGTCTAAATGACTCTCCTCCTATATCTATTATTTAGCCATTACGAAGTAAATAGAGTTGTTTATAGTACATTGTACCACATGCACTGAATCCATTGGGTAGATACCACATTCCAGACGACTCACTACATGCTCCATGTACTGACGCTTATCCATCAAGATACGCACGTATTGGTTATCACCATGCCAGGTTAGAGGAACATATACGCATTCATCTTCATCCCAGATTTCTACATTCTGAAAGAGCTTCTCTTCATTGCTGAAGTCAAAAGTGAATTTACTAAAATCAGCTTCAAACTCCATGGGATTGTTAGCACCCACCATCAAGTCAAAGAAGTCTTTACGTACCTCTTCAGAAGCTTTAGAAGCATCAATCTCAAAGACCTTTACATCACCGAATTTTACATCATCAATTTTCTCATTATACTCTTTTACTAGAGTAATAAGAGTGATTTCTTCAGACTCTTCAGTCTTTTCAATAGTGTCTGCTTTACGATATACTAGAAAACAACCAGCAGATATCATTTCACACACACCAAATCCATGACCTAATGCATTTTCTACTTTTGTTTGTACTGACAAAACATCTGGTTCTTCAGAATTTTCAGTGATTACATAGCCAGCATAACGACGAGTTATAGCAGTAGGCATATCTACAATACAGTAAGTATAGTCTTCATTTAGCGCTACTATAGGCTTAGTGTCGGTAGCAGTCACATCAGTACGTACTTTGAGTATAACCTCTTTAGACGAGTTGTATTCTTGGGATATTTTGTAACCTAAGAAATCCAGCATGTACTCTAGATGACTAGTCGTTGCTGTATTGGCAGTCTTAAACCAGAGTTCATTTACGCCTGGGTCTTTGATTGCAATTTTGATATCTTCCAATATTTGTTTTACTGATTTAGCTTTCATGGTATTTTCCTTAGTCTCTTCATTGTTATCAGACGAATCATCAGGTGCAAAAGAGAAACATCTGATGTCTTTGTCGTAACTCAGCTTTGATTCTGTGTCTGTATACAGCGCAACTATAGCGTGTGCTAGAGTAGGGTCAACCTCACCCTCACTGAATAAAAAGTACTCATCGTCTGTAGCGACATGGACAGTAAAAGGCAGCTTAATCACCTCATTATCGTCGGCACATCTATGCAAGAAGATGATAGCTTTCTCCTCAGTTAACTGACCTTTAGACGTATCTACAGCTAGTACGTACTCATCACTAGACTTGATTACATCCTGAAATACATTAGTGCTGTAGCCTAGTTTTTCTAAGAAATCACTTAGACGATTAGCTAGGTCTTCTTCTAGCTTAATATACAGCACAGGTGTGCTGGTATTGCTAAGACAATCCTGCATCGCAACCAATACTTCTTTGATTTTCACAATGTCATTTACTTTCATTTCAAATTTTCCTTTAAAAGAAAGAGAGACTGCTAGAGTCTCTCGTTTTGATTGATACTACTGCTCTAATGCTCTAGCTACTTTATCGGCTAGACTCTCGAACATGATATCTGATTCGTACTGCTCGTACAGTGCTAGTACTGTTAGATGGACTAGTTGCAGCAATGTCAAGAAGATACTGGTATTCTCATTACGTACCAGTCCTTTATCCACTACTACTACATCACCTACCTTCAAATAGCATTGTATCTCTACAGGCAAATTAGTAGTACTGTCTCGCAGTACATCGACAGGGTCATTATAGTACATGGTTATCTTGTCTTTCAAGCATATGCGTTGTACCGACAAAGACTTAGATACTTTAAGAGTATCTACTGTTACCTCGTCTAAATTAGCTTTACATCTAGCCAATACGCTACCTATCAGCAGCTGTACTAAATTATTCCGCTTATTAGCTTCCATTATTACAGCTGGGGCACTCCAAGGCAGCCTGATATACATGAAACCATCTTTCAGCTTTATGCTGGTGGCTGGATAGTATCTCAGCAGCTTGCCTAACTCACCTACAGATGCAATGTCAGGTAACAGACTAATCTCGTAATAGCCTCTAGTGGTAGGAGTAGGTTCTACTACCCTCAGACTGATACCTTCTGTATCTGCAACCCACCTTTTCAAGACTTCTTCATTTAAAATTAGACCTACATCCATTTCAAATATCTCCTATTAATAAATACCTATTTTCATTAGACAGTGACTCGTCCACCAAGACAACTTGTTGAACAAGCCAAAATCGCAGTCACCCCAACCCACATACACCACCAGCAGCCTAGGGCTGTCAAAGGTATAAGCAGTGGTGTGTACTGGAGAGCATTCAAACCCTTTCTCTTTTAGCACTTTAATGCAATGCTCTAATTGAGTAATCTGCATCTCAGCTACGCCTTCACCTGGCAGAATAGAGAAAGTGACTGAAGTACTGGTAAGACCATTCTTAGCAGCCTGTTTGATGTTACTCTCAATAGCATCCAGATAGTTCTGATTGTGTATCTGTTTCTGATTTTCAAAAGCAGTAACCAGACTCTGGTTGTAAGCTTCGTCTCTGTTCATGATTACAACTTCCCTTCTTTTACTAATTGCCGCAGTTTACTTACCATAACCGAATATCGGCTAGTCAAGACGTTGCCTTTCTCAGCTAGTTTACTCAACTGATAGCAAGCCAGTGTCTTAGCCCAGCCAGTTATGGTAGAACTACCCTTAGGTTTAGCCATCAGGTTGTTCATGTTACATGACAAGTCAGCATTACCAATCACATCAGAGAGCATGTCTTTGACAGCCAGCAATACTTCTTCTACGTCCTTATCAACCACAGGCTTGTCTACTACAGTATCCCATAGCTCGTCAAAATGCGTAACAGCCATGTCTTTACCACCACTGATACATTTAGTACCAGCTAAGTCGTAATAGTACAATACACGCTTCTTGGTGTTTACATGATACACAAAAGTATGGTTCTTGCTAATCAAGATACCACCTTCAGACGGCAAATTGCGCAAGATATCACCTATTGGATAATCAGGTTCGTCTCCTAGCAAGATAATAGCATTATCGATTATGCCGTTAGTACCACCTAGTTTACGACGATTGACAAATGAATTAGACAATTGCTGACACAGTACAACACTGGCTACTACAATAGAGTTAGAAACAGAATTGCTGCTAATGACAGAGTCTACAGCTACCAGATTGGATACGTGCAGTGCAGGGCCACTAGCACTAGGCGTAGTGATATAACTGTTGTCTAATAAACAACCTGCTTCTAGGATGATACGAGGGTCTATCCAACTGTCATTGCGCAATGAATGCGCATCTTTGATGTAACCACCTATTTCACCAGCCTTAACACTTCTACGCTCACCGGTACCACAATTCAAGGTAAACGACTTAGTGCAGTGCAGTTGATAAGCGTCTTTAGCATAGCTGTAATAACCAGTCACGTGCTCATTAATCCAGACCTGCTCTTGCGTCTCATAATCGCGTATAGCAGGATAATGAGCCAGTACAAACATGATAGCTGACTCAGCACGCTGTACATTACTGAACTCAATCTCTGTATCTGGCAGCTTAGCTTGTACGTAGTCGAGTACCTTATTGATAGGACTGACCAGTTTCTCTCCTAGTACAGCAGAGAGATAATCTTTGTCGGGGTCAATAAAGACGGTATTAGGCAAACCGTCTTTATTAGGATTAGTAGTAATAACTAGCTTAAACTTGGTAAAGTCAGGATGTTCACTTACCAAGATGAGCTCGTCGTCATTGATGTTTACAAAATTCACTTTTACGTTCATCACGTTTCATCCTTTGATAATTTAATAAACTTAGAATTAAGCTGTCGAATAAAGACATCTGGATTCTCACTAGCGTCGTACCAGTACTCTATTACAGCATTCAGAAAGCGTACTAAGTTGATAATAGGTTTATTGTAGCCTTTAATGGTCAATTCATTTTCTACTAACTGTACACCTTTATAACGAAGCTCACAATACACTTCATCTAAGGTACGGAGTATAAAGCTAGACAGACTCTTGTCTGGGTCTATAAAGGCTATACTAGCGTATATTTGACGGTTCCGGGCTATCAACACATATCGTCTGGCTAAATGCTCTTTTGCACCTTTACTAAAGCAATAACCAAAAGGTTCTGCAAATACCATACCTTCTTTTATACCTGCTTCGTAATCACGTAGTAGGTTAGTACCTGTCTTACACCATTCCCAACTATCAATAAAAGGTATATCGAAAGGTTCAGTACCTTCTGTAAAGTACAGGGTAATACCTTCACTACTATTGAGAATAGTAGCTACTGGATACTCTATTAAGAAATTAAGTGCTTTTAATATTGCGGTATTATCTACCGGTATTGTTGCAAAGAGTATGTCTTCACTCTCTGGTACGTGTTGAGTACCAAAATGTATATTAGGTATATTTGCAAAAGCAAGCTTCAGTATATCTAAAGTAAGTTTATCTTTCATTTTAAATTTCTCCGGCATAGTCAGGGAGTACTAAGACTCCCTTGGTTGGTTAGGACTTATTCGATAAAGAATACATTGTTGATGATAGTAGAACGACGGATACGATAGTCTTTAGTACCACCTACAAAGTACTTGGTAAACTTTTCAGCTATACTCATTTCACTATCCAGCAGTACCATTACAACAAGTGTATTTTCTACATTAGCAGTAAGCAAGAATGTGACGTAGGTTTCATTGTCAATAACCAATATACCGTTCTGCTTAACAGCCTGATTGCTGAAAACAATACGCCAATAATGATGACCCTCAGCTTGGTATTGAGTACCTAATGCTTTCAGTATTAGTAGAAAATCTTCTTCGACTTCTTCTGCTACTTGATTCAGCTGAATAATAAACTGTTTACGACGTTCATCTAAAGCATTCTCTACAGCACTCTGGTGTACCTTTAATACACCAGACAAATCAGTACCAGCTGGTACTAGATACTGTCTCACAATAGACAGACTACTTACAGCATATACACTACCCAGTCGTGCTATACCCCAACCGTCATCACAGAGTCTTTCTCCCATCCCTTTAAGTAGTTTACGAACTTTCTCTTCAGTCAGTCTTTCTTCAGACACTACAAAAGTACCAGTACCTGGATATTCTTCTTTTTTCTGATAAATAGGTAGCTCTTCTATATTACCATTTTTAGATACCAAATAGACAGGTGTAGGTTTGTCTAATAAATCATCAGGTACAGTATAGCTGAGAATATCTTTATCAATGTGAGGTTCATAGCCGGCATCTAATAATACCTCAAACAGTTTTTCTCTTGCATCTTTATTCTCAACAGTAGTGCTGAAGGTACGGTTACCTTTATCTTTACTGGTTAATAGGTCATGTACTTTAACTTCAATCTCTTGTAATACATTAGAGACTGCATCTAATACTTTGCTGCCTTCTTGGCAACTTGCTTCTAAAATAGTTTCCATTTTAAATTCCTTAGCAAAAAATAAGAGAATACTAAGATTCTCTACAAAAGTATTAAAGAAAAGGAGAGTAATCACTACTCTCCCAGTTTGATAGACTACTAGCTTACAAAACAAGCCGCACTCGCTAGAGGGCTAGCACTACAGTGCTAGCTGTACGCCTGTCTGAGCGTAATACTTACGCTCAGTGTCGTATGTATTGTCTGGTTTACCATCCAAAGCAAAGAACACTACTTGCCCAATGCCATGATTAGCATTAAGTGTAATGGGAAAAGCTGACATGTTGTAAATCTCTACTACGAGATTACCTTGCCAGCCAGGCTCAATAATAGTAGGTGGTAGATTAATGCCCAGACGTGCTAGAGTAGACTTGCAGAACAAACTACCCATGATACCAGTAGGCATTCGGAAATACTCTTTAGTAGTAGCTAGTACAAACTCGCCTACTCCTAATGTATAAGTCTCAGACTCTACAGTCTCAAAGTAATCCTCAGCGTTACTCTCACCTACTACAAAGGGCTTAGCTGTAGCTATAGGACGTTTCCAGATAGGCTGTAAAGTAACATCATAACCGCAGCTAGAGAGCCCAGAGCTAGGTACTCTGTTACCATCATGGTAATGTACCTGCCTCCTATTAAAAGGAACAAGTAGGTCTGCATCTTCTACTAACATCTTAATAGTACTGTCTGTCAATACTGTCATTTAGAAATCCTCCCAGAATTCAAAATCATCTCCGCCTCTTAAGACAAAGACATTGTTAAAATAACGTCTACTCTGATAACCATCTACTTCTTTATCTAAATATCTAGCAATAGCACGAGCTTTATTAATCAGCTCTTTAGCAAAAGTATCACAATCTTCAGTAGAACCCATTACACTCAGTACTACAGAAGTAGCATCCTTAAAGCGTTCTCGCTGTAAACCTTTAATCAAGCTACTAGCCGTATTATCAAGCAGTGAAGTAAGCGGTATCGTAAGACTATCTACAGCACGATAGAGTTCGTAGCTAGCACCATTTTTCAGCTTAGTACGCTCTAGTACTACTAGATTAGATTCCTGTAGATACTGCTCAAATGTAGCTACATCTTCATCTGAGTAACCTTTCAGAGTGATACCGACTATACGCTTAGTGTGTGGACTAGGTTTAATTTCAGTCACAATCTTTTGCATGCTAGTACTTTCTGCTTCTGCTAGCAGGTCTTCAAAATAGAATGTGTGTTGTTTATTCAGATTGTAAGCAACCACCCAGTCTTTACCTACAAGCTTCACTGTAATAAAACAATCAACAAATTTTTCATTGAAATGTTTAGTGATATCTTTAGTAAGCCAATACGTATTAGCAGCTGAGAGCTGTTTCTTAGGTACAATGATTACTTTACGTAAAGCAGTGATGTGTTTCAGTTCCTCTTCTAGAGAAGCGATTTCATTATTCAAAAATTCATGGTATTGCATTTGTAAATATTCCTTGTTTAAAATAGGTTTAATAAAGTGTATCTAAGATACATGCGGCACAGACAGAGGAGTAGGATAATACCTACTCCTCCTTATTCGCTCTTAATTAAAATTACTGTGGTAGTAATCTCTGAATTTATCGTATTCGTCAATAGCCCGCAATAGATTAGTTACACCATTGTTGCGGTTAGGGATACGTGTGTTAAAGATAGGGTGATTGCTGTAACTAGGTCTAAAGCTAATACCATCTAAACAGTCAAATACTTTAAGACTCTCTTGTACTAATGGTAAAATAGCATAATAGCGTTTACTAGCCACTTTATCATGCATGTACTTAGCAAAGGCATAGTACTGCTCTGAATCCAGTGTAGTACGACCAAAGTTTTCATCAATTCTATCTTTAAATTCTGCTAATGTACCATGGAAACAACCACGAATGATTTTAACTTCACCTGTTACAGTAACGCCTACAATCATCTGCCCTCCTTCAGTACCTACGTTATCAGCAGTGATAGGATTAAAGCATTGACCCTTAGCTTCTACAGCGATAAAACGTTGGTCATCACCACATGAGTAGTGAACATAATCGTTACTATTTTGTAAACCATGTACGCCGTACAAGTAGCTTGTGAGATAATTACAACCTATCAATCTACAATTTACTACATTAGTACTATTTAGATTACTGTAAAAGACAAAGCTTTGCATTATACTGCTACCAGCATCTACTAAAGTATTGTACAGTATCGAGCCGTCTACACCAGAATCATTACGTATCTCTACATCTTTGAGTACGCTATGACCCTCTACGTACGAACCCTCTTCAATCCAAGTATTACCTAGGATTAAAGTAGGGTCAGACACAGTACCACCTTTAGTACCTTTGGTAATAACCTTACAGGACTTAGCAGCTGTAAAGTCTTGGTTAGCGTATACTATCCAGCTTTCCGACTCTACATCGTATTCAAAGCGTAAATTAGGTTTATCCTGTTGCACATAACTCATGTCATACGCACCAGTTTCAACTACCCAACTCACAAAGTCACGGAATACATGACGAATATTATCAATACCAACTAAGCGGTAGCCTTCTACTGAGATAAACTTCTAATAGCTGGAATAGGATTAGTAATAGAGATGCTGGTATTATTAATACTGTAGACTACACAAGGATTATCTGCACTACCTTTGTCTTGGTCTATTTTCTTTTTAATCGCATTAGGGTCAGTAAATACTTCTGCTAATAAGTAATTGAAAAGCTTAAACCATTTATTATCTAGCTTATTAGCTATTACTTTATCATCCTTGTACTCTATCTTTACAGAGCAGGTAATAAAGTCGTATTTAATACTAGCTGTATAATTGGGCAGATTACGTAACGTTTGAGTTATTTCATTTTGCGAAGATTCAGAATCTAATGCTACACTCTTAGGAATGCCTAGGTCCTTAGGTGTAATAGACGGTAATTTAGCAATAATCATTTTAAATATTCCTTTTAAATAAAATAAAAAATAGTGTAACTAAATACACTGTGATACAGCTAATGCTTACATTGTAATTACTCCTTTTGTTTTAGTCTAAGGTTATTAAAGTGTAGAGCCAAGTAGACCGGAGGTCTACGCGGCATAATTCGCATTGACAAGCAATGCTCATTGGGCCTGGACTCTACGAGTCCGGCATACTCCCTAGGAGAGCTTTATAGGCTCTCCTAGGTACGTATACCAATCATTCTTTATTCAACAGTACTGTCTACTAGACACAGATTGTCAATGCATCTGTTGTATTCATTACCGTCTTTGTAACCTACTTCCTTACCCTTTGGTATCTTGCCTATATAAGCCAGATAGAGTAAATGAGCTCGGTTTACCTTGATTCTACCCAAGCCTGGTACTGAAATATGCGCTTCTTTACCATTACCTCTAAACCATTGCTGTTCACCAGTAGGTCTAATAGTAGAGATTCTACCGTCTAAACCAATCTGATTGTAATAGAACCCAGGTATGGGATTGCCATGCACTGAGTGTTTCTCAGTGTATTGATAAGTCTTACTCATGATGTAAATACTGTATTCGAAAAATGTAGTCTATCTAAATACTGGTGTATACCCTTTATCAATCTCAAAAGGATAAGTACGTACCAGCAACCAAGTAGTGGGATTTAACCAATGCGAGAGCTGATACAGTACACCGTCATTTACACGAGTATAATATCCTAGCATGGTAAACTGCCTCACCACACTATTACCTAACTCGTAGACTACACTAGAGAACCTAGTAGCTTTAGTAAGATCATTAGTATTACGTAATACACTTTCTTCCACTAGCTTACAATAAGTCTGTAAGTGAAAGTCAGGATTGTAATAGCTAATGAAATCCAATAGCTCATTGACTAGGTCATTGATTGGATAATGTGCTAGACCATAGCTCTCTTCTATTAATACTAACAGCTTAGCCATGGGTTCAGCTACATCTAGGATTAGATACTCAGCTAAATCACTCATTTAGTCTTTACCTTCTTTTCTACTTAGAATTAGTGAATATAGCTATCTGCTTATCTGGTATATATTCAATTAAAGCATAGTCACTAAATTCATGTTCATTATACATACCCAGCCTGCTATATTCGCCACAAAGTTGCATAGCTATTTTGGCTATAACTTGACTGACTATAGCTACCTGTGACTCATTATTAGTCATGGTACTAGCGGCTAAGCTACGAAATCTAGCAGCCACTACAGTCTCAATGGCACCAACACCCTCAGCTACTCTATACTTACTCCTAAGAGCTAGAGTAATCAGCCTCAGTACCTCGATAACTTCACTTTTAGAGAACCAACCTATTTCTTCTAGCTTAGTAATCTCTTCAGCTATGCAGGATAAGTCTACTACAATCTTAGTCATTGTAGATAGCTCCACTCTGGTATACTACCATCTAACATGTGTATTACGTAAAGAATAGCTGCGTCTTTTTCAAAAGCTACTACTGATACGTAACTATCATCAAAGCTATTAGCATAATCCAATACACCTAGTTTAGATAAATAGATGGAAAAATCAGTAAGAAAAGCTGAGAAGAAAGCATAGAGCTCATCTTGTTCTTCCTGAGTATAGGTGAGGTCAGGATTATTCTCAGTGAAATCTGAATATACAGCTTCCACTATAGACCCTATTTCATTCTGATGTTCAATAACGTTGACGGGTAGCCATTGTACGTAATAGAAGAAAAGGTCAAACATGTTTTCATCAATGATGTGTGCTACTGGGGTTCTGTGTAAGTTAAACATGTCTTTAATAGTATCAGTACTAGCTATCATGGCTTTTACTAATACAGAACCTTCTGGTAATGGATATTTCAAATTAGTATTCATCTTAAATTTTCCTTATACGTAAAAAAGAAAGTGAAGAACAATTCTTCAATTTAATAATAAGTATTTGTATTTAGTTAGACTAATATAACTAAAAAAAGAGTAGTGGATATTAATCCACTACTCTCTATCTTAGATGCTATCTAAAATGGTATTTCATCATCATCCAAACAGATTGTCTCATTTGACATATCTGGTCTAGGAGCTACAATGTTTTTAATTACATCACGTACATTGTAGTAGTCCCATGCTTTATGCGAATGGTCAAACAAGGTCTGCATTAGATTCATGATAGAGCCTACTCTCTCACGACGTGCTTTTAACTTCTCAGCACGTTCTAGTGAGGCTTTACCTACTCTAGAACGTACTAAAAACTCAGCATAACGTGCTGCTTGATAGTACATTTCAGCTTCTTCAAAGTGTCGGTATTTATTCTGCAATAGAGAATCCTTAAACTCTTCTAATGTACCCTGAAAACATCCACGATTCAACAATACTTTACCGTCTAATAAGCGAAAAGCAATCAATGTACCATTCTCGCTACCTACACCAGTAAATACAGGAATGCATTTCATTCTGCAACTAGTGGCACAGATATAATCACCAGCTTTAGGAGTAAAATAAAACTCTACTGAATTGAGCCTTTCATTAATAGCTAATAACTTATTAACGCCAACAACAGACAAATTGCTAGTATCCAGCAATGAGTCATTGACAGTGCTGTCTTTAATACAGCTACTAGTCAATATGCTCTCGCTAATATAGGCATCGTCTAAAGTAGAGCCCATCACTACATTCCAAGACTGATTCCTATTTTTGAAAGCAGTAGACAGATAACTACCAGTCAATAGCGTAGGACCTTCGATGATAACATCAGATTCAACCCAGCTATCAGCAATCATCCAAGGATACGCTACTAAACCACCTAGCGTATTTTTCTTAATTAGTTTTTGGTTAAGATAGAATTTAGGGTCCATTCTAATCTGCTGATTGAATTCCTCAATAGCTTTCATGCGATAAAGACCAGTCTTAGCCTGTTTAGTAAACTTTACCTTTTCCGTATCAAACGGTTTAGGTTTGTGGTCTTTATACGCAGTATACTCTAGCGCATTATGAATTGCCTCACGCATAGCGTCAAAGAGACAATCCTTGATAGACGTAGAAACACGATGCGATATAACTGAATCAACCAATTCTTTTAAGTAGTCTAAATAACACAGCTTATCCAGCTCTATGACAAATACCCCTGTTTTCTTTTCTTCTAACAGAGTATACTCCTGGCGAAAGAAAGTACCTGTTATACTAGGCTCTTTCAATACGTATTTCTTTTCTTTCATTTTACATTACTCCCTAAACATTTTCAATTAATTCACTGAGCTTGGCTACTAGCTTAAACTCACGTACAGCTTTGCTATTTCGCAGTAGGATGGCGTAAATATCGCCTTTCCAATACTCTAAAGGAGTTAGAATCAATCGCTGATAACACTCTTTAGCATGATTAAGCTCAGTAGTACCCACCCCATTTAGAGGGTTGCCGTGATAATGCTTCTGACGTAGCATGAACTCCATGCCCTCTAATATCTTAGACATCATTTCAGCATAAAGCTCATCGTCATACGCACCTAATACATGTGGTAGATTCTCTTTGTAGCGCCGCTCACCTTTGAAAATGTAAGCAATATCACCAGTCAAAGTACGGAACACAGCAATATCTATACTACCTTCTACACTACCATTAGTAATACCAGATACAGATACAAAGTTCTGTAGATTATTACGAATAGGTGCTAGATAGAAAGTAGTTTCTACAGGATCAGGTGATTTCCAAAATGGTACTGATTTATGTTTAGAATAAAGGTTGAGCTGATTTTTACACCCATTCATGACAAAGCTGTCTAAGCTGATATCATGTTGAATAGAATCTTTAATGATAGCATGCTTAATAGCAGAGTCTGTTAGCTTACTGTCTTTGATTACAGTAAAGCCAGCTTTTACCTCAGTTAAGATAGAATCTTTAACTAATACGTTATTGAGTTCACTCTTATCTGTTACCAAAGTATTCTCTAGATAGCTTACACCTTCTACTACAGATTCCTCATCAATCCAGACATTGTCTCCTAATAAAGCAGGACAAGCTACTCTACCACCTACAGTACCGACAATAATAGTAGTACCATGTACAGTAAAGTCAGCTTTAGCAATAATGCGATAATAACTTTTCTCTTTAGTAAAACTAAGAGTAGGATGCTCTATTATCTCATTTTCTTTATCCTCTAATTCTAATAGCTTAGTTATAGCTATCGCTATCAGATGCTCTTTATTAAGGAGTAGATAACCTAACTTATCATTTAGCTCTGTACTCAATATCTCTTTAATAAGTGATACCTGCTCGGTAGGAGGATAACTATCCACTAAACCCTTTACTGCGGTACGAGGTATAATAACCTCGTAACCAATAGTAGTAGGATTAGCTCGACTACCTTCTATTACATCAAAACCTACTACGAAAATGTTAGACTTCTTAGTTACTACTACACTACTTAAGTCAACATTAGTACCGCCTAAGTAAGATGCGAAATCTTCTTTAACTAATTCCATTTTTACTACTCCTATTTAAACTATTTTAACTAATTTAGCATAGCTCGCTACGCTGAGCGTAGCTTGCTGAGCGAGGCATAGCTCAAGCTGACACCATTAATGTCTTCAATACGTCTACAGCTGTAGCCGTTTAAGTCGTTAGTATACATTTCACCTGAGCGAAAATAACGACGTAAGTCACCTAAGCTAAGCTTATCTTCTTCAGTATTATCAGCATTAATAAAGTCCAGTACTTTACGTACATCATCGTACACATAGACCTCATTATTGTTGTAGGTATCTGATACCAAGTAGATACCTTTAAACAAAGCTGAATCTTTCTCTACGCCAGCATCCATGATAAACTCAGAATCACGGTATGAACGTACTCTGTAACCATCAAAGTCTAGTTTCTGATAAGCATACTCTGGTAGCATATCCAGTAGCATACCTAGACTACAGTGCATAATGCCAATAGCTACTTTCTTGGTAATACCAGAATGTAGTGTATCAGTATTGCTGTCGTATAGGTCTACTAGGTAATGGCGTAGTTCACCACGTAGTGTAACGTACTGTGGCACAGTAATCATCAGCTTAGGTAGAAAATACTCTACATCGTGATAACGTACATCCAAGAGATGCTCCGGTATCTCGCCACGTAGGATTTTCAACAGCTTGATAAACATGGTTACCTCACCATCTATCACTACCATGTGCTGGTTAGTGATGCTGTCTAAGTAGCTAGGTACTACGATACCATGCTGTAATACCAGAATACGCTTACTCTTAGGGTCAGTATCGTACACTAATAACCCCAGCTTATCATTAGTCCAGTAATCTTCTTTACGGACAAAACTCTCATTAATTTGACGTAAGGTCATTTCTTCTAAAGTCATTGAATTATTCCTTCTTATTTAACATGTTAAAAACATTTGCCTTTTCATCATCACGTTTCTGTATTACTAATTTGAAACGTAGTTTAGTATCATCAACTGATACCTTATTACCTGAAGTCTCTATGCATTGCTCGTAGTAGTTAGTAACAGTAGTTACTACTTTATCCAATAGAGCTAATAGCTCTTCAGGTTTACCTTTTCTAGCTTCATGCATTAGTCTTAATACATGGATAGCTTCGTCTACTGTTACTTCTCTAGTAGGAAAGAATGTCTTACAGATGTGATTTAATCGTGACTGTAATACATCTTCTTTATCGTGTACACCAGCTATGGTATTGTAGAAGATTTTAAACAGCATCTTAAAGTGTACATTTAGTTTGCCACTTTCAAATTTAAGATTAGCTAGCTTACGTAGCTGACGTAGCTCGTAGCAAACGTCTGTAGCTACATCTAAAAGCTTAGGCATAGCCTCTTCTCTGTCTTTAGCTAGAGTGTCGGCTAATATAAGTGATAAATGCTTCAGTCTATTTCTCAGACGAGAGGTCATGATGAATAGTTTAGCATTAGCTACACGTTCAGCAAATGAACCAGCCATGACTCGTGCTAACTCTATTACTTTCTCATGCTTAACTTTATCAACAAAGCTGTAGTTAAAGACAATACGTACTTCATTGTGATAAGACTTAGTGAAGTGTACTATCAACTCATCACGTATCATCTTAGAACCAGGTACGGCTCTTAGAATCAGCACATTACCTGCGGAATTATTCTTTAAAGTACCATCAGCATTGAAGCTAGTGACAAATAGTCTGCTAGTAAGTTTATCCAGTACTTGTTGGTAATGAATAGGTGTTTTTGTTAGCATAGGCGTGATATACTGACATTCGTACTTCTTATCAGATTTATCGTATTTGTGATAAGTAAGGTCCATTATTGATTTCCTTATTAAAAAAGATTGATAATTAAACCCAGTAGACAAGAACATCCACTGCAAGAGTATAATTTGTAGTTAAAAAATAATAGTATCGATAAGTCCAGCAGGTCGAAGACCCGCTAAGCGCTACTCTACAGTACGCATAGCAGTACTTGTAGTGCTAAATTCGTAGAGTACCGTAAGTCTCGACGAGCGCGGCATAGACCTAGGAGAGCCTATAAAGCTCTCCTAGGGTATATGACATTGATTACCTTTACTACTTATTTCTTACCTTCATTAGCTTTACGATTAGCTTCTAGTCTAGCATCAAGCTCCTGATTGATTAACTCTAACGCTTTAGCAGCAGTATCGCTGTTAGCAATCTGCTTAACAGTAGTCTCTGTTACGTTGAGTCCGGATATTATTGCCAAATCAGTTTTAGAAGGTACCAGAATCCTAATAGCCAGCAGTACAACAGTTACCTTGATTGCTTTAGGTGCTACAAGCTTAATCTTTTCGTACGCTTTTTCTTCTTTAGCATTTCTGTCACTGTCAAAATAATGCAACATGAAAGCAATAGTAATTATTACAGTGAATACCATAGCCGTAAAAGCTAGTATGCCAAATATAAGCGACAGACTACCTACTATAGTCAACAGATAATACATCAGACCTAATGACATATTCAAATACCTCCTAATTCAGCTAAAATGAAAGGCTTGAGTTTCGAAAGATAAGTTTTACAAGCCTGCTCTAATTTACCTTCAGCTATTACCGTATCAGTAGGTACTGGTAATGTCTTGTCGACTGTATCAAGCAGTCGTATCGACAATCTATTACCTTCTACTGACATGATAAAACTGCTGTTGCTTTTACCATTGATGTGAGTCAAGCTAGTACGGTCATCGTAGTAGACGAATACGATATTACCTTCACGGTGTGTGAATTCACCTACATTAGAATGGCCTTGTTCAAACCAATGATGGTTTAGAATACGGACAATCTGGCTCAAGGTAGCTACCCTATCACCCATGTCTAAATCTTTCAACCATTGCTGATAAGTATCATCAAATGGTTTATCATGCGGTACTTCTATCATTCTTCTACTCCTATTAAGTCTTTAAAGATTCCTGATACATTCTTATCTACCTTGTTACCTACATTAATGTAAGGTAATAAGCATACAGGATATACAGGATTATAATTAACCAATGCGAACCAAGCGTCGTACACCTTCAATAGCTCTTGCATAGCAGGCTTGAGATAATCAGAACGCTTCTCAGCTACTTTAAGAGCTAGGTACTCTACCATGGCATAGTACTTTTCAGACTCTAGAGCACTGCGGTCTATATCTTCATCAATACGTGCTTTGAAAGCAGCTAAGTTACCATGGAAGCAACCACGATTGATGCTGATATCCCAATCACGCGCACCACGCCCTACAGTCATGAGTTCATCCTCAGTACCTACGCCAATTGCTACAACAGGCAGATAGCGTATACCTCTGTAATGCGAGAGTACTAGTGGATTTTCTCTATCACCGACCGCTTTAAACCCACAGATAGGCGTATAGTGCCATGCTAATAGGTTGTACAGGCTAGCATTACTAGTGGCTACTACTGCGGCTGTTATTCTGTCAACGCAAGAGTTACCTAAGATAGAGGCTTTATACAAGCATGAGTCAAACACTAAACTATCATTTACTTCAGTGTCTTTGAGGTAACTATTACTTACTCGGCTTTTATTACCTACGTAGCTGTTCTCGATAACAGCATAAGCACCTTCTACCTTACATCCCTCTTCAACCCAGCTATTACGTACACGATAAGGATTATCTACTCTACCGCCAATAGTACCGGCTTTGATTTCTTTGTCTAGTACAGTAAAGTCTACAGCAGCATGCATTATCCAAGCACCAGCTTCAATGCTGTACTTGTAGGTACATTTATCATGGTTGTATTCTAGTAGCTCCGGATGATAATGCTGAATGACTAAAGCTAATATCCTGATAGCTTCAGGTTCAGGCACAGATACACGTGAACCTGTAAAAGTAGTTTTCTCACCTACTAGTCTAGCTATTTCACCACGTAGTTTCAATAACACGTCTTCTACATCAGTTGGTAACAGAATAGACTCTTTAGGCTCATGAACAGCAATAAGCTCAGAGATAGATTCTGTACTGATTTCTACTTCAGTGTCGCCTACCGTCACTTTAAGAGTATTAGTCTCTTGGTTGATTTTAGCATTAAATGTTGTTAATACGTATACTGGAGGAAGTGGTTCCTGTAGAGTTTTTAAATCTACTGAATAAATTTTGTCAGCCATTTTTAAAGTCCTTTTAAGTTAAACAAAAAAGAATAGAGAACCATTTCCCTATTCTTTAAGATGATATAAATCCTAATACTTCTAGAATTTATTGTGCTGTTGAAGCAGCATTTGGTGTTGTAGAAGCAGCTTTAGGTTGCTCTTTCTTCTCTTTAGGCTGGTCTTTGGATTCATCTCGCTCCAGGATAGCATCTAGCTGTTTATTGACTACCAGATACAACTTGTTAGCCAGTTCAGACTTGCCAATCTCACGTACGATGTTTTCGCCTACAGCTAGACCTGAGATAATAATCAAGTCTTGCTTCTTAGGCACCACTGCGTACAAGACATTGCTCAGTATTAGTACAAACACTGAGATTTTGAGTATCTTAGGTACTTTAGAGAACGCCAGTGATAATGGGCTGGTCTTATCGGCAAGGTATGCTGATAAATCATTGTCTAGACTGAAAGCGATTTTCAATCCTAGCAGAAAAGCGCAGAGTATTATGGCAGCCAAAGATAACCTGCTAGCTGTAGTGAGCATATCTCGCAATGATTCTGAGATAGCTATTAGATAATACCAAAATGCTAAAGACATTTTCATTTACTCCTATTTAAATTAAAGTTAATCCATTTTCAAAATCATCCTCTTTATCAGAGAACGATTTTTCAGCTTCCTTTACTACAGCTTCAGCAGCATCATGTAATGCAAAGACAGTCATAAACGCATACTTGTCGTAGACTTTTGCTGGTATGCGATACACAGTCTCTAATGCTGTTACTAGAGTAGGATTATCATGCTCACGTTTTTGGTGCAATAAAGCAGGTAATTGATTAAACACAGTCAATAAGCCGCTGTAAAAACGTAAAGACTCTTTAGTATTCTTGTTAAAGAGATACTCTACCATAGCTGCGTAAGCAAGACGGTCGTCATTAACGTGATATTCTTCAAGTGCAATACGCTGTTTAAATTCCTCTAAACTACCTTCAAAACAACCAGTGCTGATACGACGATTACCTTCTGATGTAGTAAATGTAGATAGCTTAGCATTACGACTACCTACACCACTAGCCATGCGCGGCATCAGACGTTCTGAAAAGTCAGGAAATACATCAAAATGTAACGCCTTAGCATTGCTATCGGTGTTGTACAGGTAGCAATAGCTAACATCTCTAACTACTTGACCGTTAGTGTACATCATTGTATTCTCTACAGCAGAATGATCCAGATTAGTATCGTAAATGTAACTATTTAATAAGCTAGATTTATACACGCTTGCATTGATAATAGCTGAATTCTTGATAATGTCATTACGAATCACACTAGCATCTACTACCAACGTGTTATCTAGATTACTAAACTGTTCACGCTTACCACCTAGGTCTACAATAGAGTTTACCAGAATGGCGCCATTACCTAACACACCTTTACCTATCACCCAAGATGGCTTAATACCAGCCAATAATGAGAATGGATTGAGCATATCAGCTGATACTTCTCCAGCTTCTACTTTGTAAGTAGTATAGCTGTTCAGAATCATGAAAGACTGTTTAGCCATAGCTCGCCAATATATCAAGCCATTATCTTTGATAACAGGAGTAATGGTGTAATAATCATTAGCTAATGGTTCTAACTCAGCAATTAGATACTGGTTTAGATGATTATTTAGATATCTATCTACTAGGAGTTTTACATTTCCAATACTCTCTTCATTTAGACCCTCACCTGTATACTCTTTTACAGCTTCTACAATGTACTTAACAATGGACTCATTAGTCTTTTTAATGAGAGTTAGTACTTTATCAGTAGTAGCTTCGATATCTTCAAGATATTCATCACGCAATGACAAGATAGGATAAATCAAGCCAGATAAACTGTAGTGCTTGCTGTAGCTATCTTTATCTAGATGGCTCATTTCAATATTGATATTTCTACCAGATACTTCTAATGAAATTGTTACTTCACTATCAGTCTCTACTAGTCTTAAAGTCTTAAGCATTTTTCATTTTAAATATTCCCTATTAAAAATAGGAATAGACTAAGCTATTCCCTTATTTGAAATAACCAAACAGCTGTTTCTGTAATTGTGAATACAGAAACATATTCAACAGATTGTGATAAGTACCATGTGAATCAGTAGAGTCTGCATTAAAGTACTCTACATCACTGTACTCTTTATCACCTAATGCTACTTTCAACTGAATCTGCTTCTTGAATTTGAAGTGTTGATAATCGGCACTAGGCTGTAAATCAGACAGACGTTTAGAGTAGTATCTAAAACGAGCTAGCTGATTACGATACGCTCCAGTAGACCCTTTCTGTTTACTATTTTCATCAAACAGGACTGCAAATATGCGCAGTCTGTCTAAATCATTAACATGTAGAAATGCACTAGGGTATTTCTTAAACCAAATAGTCATTTGGAACTTGCCACCTACAAATTCATCAAAGCTAATAGACCCAGTATAATCATTAGTCAAAGCTAATAACTCTACTACTGAAGCTAAGCTATTAGAATTAACTTCTACTTCTACTGTAGCAGATTCATCAGAGTGATTCACTACCGATAATCCTAATACCTTAGCTACGCACAGCAGATACTCTACAGGTGTCTTATTCAGCCTAGATACTGAATTCAGATACTTCTTTCGTGCAAACCACATTTTTAACTTGCCGAATGTTCCAACGTTTACTATTGTCATTTTTAATACCTTTCAAACCGAAAAATTGATGATTACCTACTTTAGATAGTTTAATAGCACGTGGTGCTGGTTTTACACCATTACTGCTGAAGAAGTACCCGCCATTAGTAGAATCCACACGTTTATTAGTGATGTGTAGGCGATAGTAATGATAAGCATAAGCACGTATCTTAGCGTAGGTTTCTTTCTCTTTAATAAAGTGCTTTTTCTTGAGCCACTGAAACTGACTAGGTTTTAACACATTACAGATATTACCATTAGCTTTAAACTCAGGATGAGTACTGCGATTGAGTACCACATCCATGATAGCACGCTGTCCTTGTTTACTTTCGCCTCTAGCTTCAAAATAGACTACACGAGCCAAGCATTCAGCCTGTCGACTGTATTCTAGTACAGATAGATTATTATCAGCTGGACTACTAGTAGCTAGCATTACGCTAGTAAGTAGATTACCTAATGCTTTAAGCATGTTTTACCTTCTTTCTCTAGTTAATAGGGAAATAAGAGCGGTAGTTAATACCGCTCCTGTATTAGTTAGATTACTCCTTGCCTGAGGCTTGTTTGACCTTATCAGACAACTCACGCACAATCTCTAAGCGTTTTGACAGCTTAGCGGTTATCTGTTGTGGGTCTTCAATCAGTACTTGGCCGTTGGAATGTAATTCATTTACCTCAGCCATATCTCTGACTAATTCTCTTACACTATCAATGTTCTTCTGTTCCATCTTGCGTACCAGATACTTGACGAAGTTCAGGTAATGCTTAGAGTCCAGTTTGCTGCGATAGCTCTGCGCTTCTAGTCTTTCCTTAAACTCACGATATGTACCGAAGAAACAACCACGACTAATGTAGACATTGCCGTCAGCACAGTAACCTACAACAATAGTACCTTCTTCACTGCCTACACCTTCTACACTGAATGGTATCACTTTTTCACCGTAACTATTAAAGTAGTATACAAGTGGTGAACGACGAAAATGACCAGATATTGTCCGACGTAATACATGTTCGTTAGAAACCACTACGATATTGTTAAGCGAAGAGGAAACAATAGTGTCATCCATTGCTACTACTTTATCTAAGTAGCTGTGTCTAACAGAAGAGCTAGCAATAGTGCTGACATCGACAGTAGAATCCTTTACCTCGCAGTCAATTACAGTAGCATCACGAATAACACTGATGTCAGTAATCATTGAGTCTACGACAACAGAATTGCTTACTACCATTGAATCATGGTCAATCCAGACATTTTTGCCACTGATTAGCAATGGTTCATGTACAGTACCACCTAATGTATTAGCAGGGATGAAGTGTCCTTTACCGCTTACCTCAAAATGATAGTCTTGGTTGATGCGTAGACGCCATGCAAAAGCTCCAGTTATGTGATACTCGAATCGTAATTCTAGACAAGCATTTACCTTGATTGCAACTGTACAATGATTGTCGAACCAACGTTTGAGTAATACCCTAGTAAAACTTAAATCGAGATGTCTAGAAGTAGGGTCAAGATTAGCTTCTTTACAAACCTTGACTGCTGCGGCAAGATTGGCAGCTTTTAGCCATTCGTGCACGGTCTTATAACTAGGAATGGTTGGAAAATCAGCTAAAGATACAGCAAGCATGTCGGACACGTCTACTACCACAGCTTCTGATTCTTTACCCTCTGTTACTAGTCGCACTGAATAGCCAGTTTCATCTACAAGCTCTAACTTAGTTTTCCTTTTATACGGTTCTACAGATGGAGTACCGTAAAGTTCAGAACCAGTATCTGCAAATCCACCAGACATCGCATGTATTACGTGTGTAGCACCAGGCCTTATACCAGCAGAAATAGCATGGTTAATATTAGTCGCAGTGGCTGCAAAATCAATAATATCATCACCAGTGAATGCTTCTGCAATCTTAGCAGCAGCTTGTCCTGATAGTTCGTCACAACCTTCTTGTTTAGTAAATTTAATTACCGTAGGCAAAATTATATTCTTATCCATGTTTAAATACCTCTTTCTAAATCGTTAATCAAAGGCATTAGTTTATCTAATACCCAATCTTTAAAAGCATGGTCTTTAAGTAAAGACACGACAGTCAGCTTATTCACCAGCTTCATCAGCTCGTCTGTCTTATTAGCAACAACCAATAATTCCTTTACTGTATCAGGATTATGCTCTGCTTCCAGCTTTTTAACCAAATAGCGAACCATCTGATAATAGTACCTGGACTCCACTATACTTCTGTTATGGTCTTTGTTGATAGCTTTCTTAAACTCTTTGAGAGTACCACTAAAACAACCTCGTGTAATTATCAGTTCACCATTGCTGAGAAAACCTACAGTCAATGTATTGTGAGCAGTGCCTACATTTTCAACAGTGTAGGAGACTACGTTATCTTCAGGGGAATGTAGTCTTTTAGACGATTCTGGCTCATACGGCGCAGAAAAATAGTCATGGAAAAAATGTGTTTCTTTTGCCGACATGCTGTGCAAATAACTGCCTTCTATTGATGAATCCTTGATAAAGCATTTTATTACTTCTGAATTATCCAACATACGACTGTTTTGTACGAAACTGTCCGATACTAAAGAATCATAGACCGTGCTGCTTATAAACACACTGTCAATGACTTGGCTATTGCCGATAACATCACAATCTTTTAAGACACAAATACCCTTCAGTACGGCGTTTTTGCCTACCCAGTTTTCATCTCCTAACAAATACTGAGGATTCTCTACCCAACCTCCTACTTCTTCAGTACCGTCTTTATTGATGAGATACATACGCCAGAAGCGTTTATCAGCTGAATAGACAAACTTGTGTTTGTCATTTGGTTTATACACCTTACCGTCATCTGGTACAAAGTATCGCTCTTTGACAATACCAAACAGCTCATATGCGTCTAAATCTTCAAAATCATGGAAATTACAATTACCAATTGCTTTAATAGCCTGCAAGATAACATTGCGCTTGTAATTTCCTGCGATTTTTTCTACATCATCTTTAAGATTATCTACTGTATCCGTCAGGGCAGATGCAACATCAATACTGGTTACTACTGTACCATTTTCATCTATCACTTTGATGGATGGTAGGTCTGTTGTATCAAATTTATATTTAGACATTTCAAATATTCCTTGTTAAAGATTAAAAAAAGAGTGAAGGCAGCAGCCCTCACTCTGTTTGATAATAAGTAACTAAAATATCTTTTAATTACTCATTTCTTTTACTAATGTAGCTCCTTTATCAGCGCAGCTATCTCTCGATACTCTTTCACTAATACGTTTTCATTTTTCAAGTAATGAAAAGTATTAATAGTACTGAAAGAATGCTTGTAATGGTTAATACCGCCGATATTGGCAGTAAGTACTGGTTTTGAAGCTACTGCAGCAGCTACGTAATTATCGATATTAATGAATCGTACTAGCTCTTTTAGTTTAGCTACATTATCCTCTACTACTTTAGAGTCTTCTGGTACTAAACCTAGCTGTTCAAAGTACACGTCTTTATTCAATACCTCTCTATTAGACATTTCATCTCTAATGTAGTACTTACCATCTATACCCACGTAATAGTACTTACTACTAGTACGTCTAGTACTTACTTCAAAAGGATGGTTAGGACTAGTGATAAAACCATGTACTGAAGCATCGGGAGTAATATCAAGGAACCTGTCGGTATTAAAGATGACGCTATTGTCATAACTTCTTAGAGTACGTTTAACTGCTTTTACTAAAGCGCAACCACTAATACCAGCACAGGTCATGAGAGACTCATTTACAATAGAGCCATTTACCTCCTCACTTAGTCTCAATATGCTATTTAGTACAATAGAGTTAGTAACCTCTACTGTTTCGTCTTTATTAGTAGAGAGAATACATGCATTCTCTAACAGACTTACAGCATCTACTTTAATGCCATCAGCTACCCAAGTGCTTTCACCAGATAAGTTATTAGGATTTTGTACTAAGCCTCCTCTAGTACCGGCAGGAATGTACCGTTCATCCAGTACTGTGAAACCATTAGTAGCATACAAGCGATAAGCACCGGACTCAGCTTCGTAAATAGCTAGCACATTCTTACTTACCTGTACTGGTGCTAAAGCTGCATCATCAACATTAAATGTTTTAGCTACATTAGCCATTATTACCTCGTACAGTAAACTCTGCACAAAGTTCTGTAGTGTCTTATCTGCGATACTTATAAAGAGATGTACTGGCTCTTTAACATGCTCACCGTATCCTTTCTCGATATACTCTAGAATACGGTCTGTAAGACGGATAGTACTCTCTGAATTTACTAAATCCAAATAGTCTTCTTTAAAACCTACGTAGATAGTATTTTCATTAGTAGCTTTCTCTTTATCAAAAGTAAAATAGATTTTACCTCGATATTCTTTATCCTCATTTATCATGTACTCTAGAGTACGTGTACCTACTACTGAGAATGTTACTTTTACACAACGACTGGTTCCGTTCATGTTAGAATACCTTTGATTCACTTCGTTCATTTCTTTCAAAATTACAGTTTATAACCAAAGTGACGTAATGTCACAAATGCTTTCAATATGTGAATAGTCTGTACCTGATAATCAGCTCTATCATTACTAGTGACTAATGGTACTAGACTACCGTCTTCATTGATAGTTGATATTACTAATTCATCACCTACTTCTCTTAAGTCTATTTTCACTTTACCATGAGATAAAGTAATAGTGCTAGGTAGAGCTTCTTTAATAAAGAAGTTATCAGCCATCTCATTTAGCTCATGAACGAATGTCTCTATCTTACCTAAAGCTTCTTCAGGAAAATAGTCTTTATAATCTTTACGGTTAGTAATAGGCTTGATAAATATAGTCAAAGCTTTCTTACCTTGAGAAGTCCCTGCTATTATTGCAAACTCTTTAATGTACTGATTGACTCCAGTAATCATGCGATAAATACCTGAGATAATAGAGAGTCCTTGTTTATCACAGTAGTCTAACTCTTCTTCATCGATGAATACTGCAAAATAACCTTCTTCTTCTAAATACGTCTTAGTAAAAGGCATAGTGGCTAGTCTTTCGTAGATACGCCTAATAGTAGGTAAGTCTTTAGGGTGATACTTACGTACTAGACGATAGATAAACAAGCCTTCTACTGACGTATAGAAGCTAGGTATTAGTTTGATTATTACCATGAAGCCTATTAGCCAATAACTAGCATGTAAATAGGCTTTATTACCTACAGTGAAATAGATAAGCAGTAGTACAATGTACGAAATAATAGCTATAGGTCTTATTATTTCTTTTATATTCAAAGAACGAGTATGCTTCTTGAGAAAAGCGGCTTCTTTCTCTAGTCTTTCTTTTTCCTTTTCTAGCTTAGCTAGCTTACGTTCTAAATATTCTTTATTTAGCATCTTTACTTTCCTTATCAAAAATGAATTAACAAAAAAGAGTAGGATTAATCCACTCTAGTAGATAATTTATATCTCAAAGTATCTAGCAATTACTTCTGTAGTTACAAGTCACGTTACAGTAAAGTCTGTCAGTCCGGCAGTACAGAGTACCTACAAGAGGTACTCTGTAGAGCCAAGCCTATCGAAGATAGGCGCGGCATAAGCCCAGGGTAGCTTTATAGGCTACCCTGGGTGTATACTGTTTATTTAATCAGTAGTACCTTTATCTTGTTTATCAACATTCTGTTTACCACTGTCTTCAGCCTGAGTACCTGAGTCTTGCTTTCCAGTCTGTTCGGATTGAGTAGATTCCTCTTTCTTCTCAGATGGTTCTTGCCGGCTCTCAGAGCCGTTTTCCTGCGCTTTCTCAGTCTGAGTAGTACTAGAGTCAGTCTTAGGGTCTGTAGTAGCTACAGGAGGCTGTACAGCCTTACTAGAGCTATCCTGCTTAGCAGTATTCTGTTTATTAGCATCCTTTTCTTCCAGTTCTACTTTAGTACCAGTAGGTAAATAAGTAATACCTGACAATAACTGATTAGTCATGTATTCTAAAGCTAAAGCATTACGATGCTTGAGTGATAGAGTCTGCCACCAAATCTTAGGTACTGCAAACTCTACAGAAGCTTTAGACATCTCGCTACTATCTTCTTTGACAAACTTAGCTTTAATTTTAACCGTATCAGTAGACATAGCTCGAAGCATAGTCAGTACTAATAGATTCAGTGGTGTACTACCACTATTATCATCTAAGCCAAAGTAAGCATAGCAGCGGTCTAATTGAATAATACCACGAGCACCAGTACGACTAGTAAGCTCAGCTCCTAGCAGGTAGTCTAAGCTGTTGGCCATATTGCCAGCTTTAGCAAAGAGTATTGGTGAAAATACGATCTGGTCTGTGATATTGCTGATAATAAAAGGCTTACCTAAACCTACAGGGAATACTGTATCCTCAGGGATAGATTTAAGATAAGTGAGTAATTCTCTAATGGTCATAGCGTTCATGAGAGTATATCCTTTATAAAAGAAATAAATGAAAATGGCATAAGCCTAGGAGAGCCTATAAAGCTCTCCTAGGCAATATGCTGCTGTTAGAAATTAGTCAGTATTTACTGATATTAATCAGTAAATTTATTCAAGCTAGGACGGTAGATGAAATAAGCTTCACTACCTACCTCAGCATGATAAGATTCAGTGATTACCATACGGTGGAAGTTACCAATAGGTTGGCTTTCGCCATAAGACTCATCGTACTCTTTGAAAGCACCAGCACCTTCAGGCAATTTCAGTACATCAACATCGTCTACTTTAAACTGACTGCGTTGGAACATTTCAATTTCAGGATGTTTATTAGCATTAGCTTCAGTAGTCCAGCGTAAATGGAATTTACCAGCCAACACTTTCCAGAACTTATTAAAGCTGAACTTATCGAAGTTAGTACGAGTACCCACATAGCGCACTAAGAAACCTAGTTTGCTATCGCTTGATTCAGCATCACTGAACTTAGTAAAGATTACTAAATCAATATCAAACTCAGTGCCACCATCTTTAACATGGATGCGTACTGTGTTAATAGGCTCTAAAGTGGTAGAACTAGTGTCCTCGATATATGTACGTGGCGTGCGATAAGCAATCATCTCTGAAAGATTAAAGACAGGCACCACGCCAAAACGAATTGGTCCATCTCTAAAATCCAATACATTGAATTTGTTATTGGGTTTAGCGAAACGTTTCCAATAATTACCAGTATATTCAAAACCAACTACATTGTGCATGGCTTTAAAGAAAAGGGTGTCTTTTAGTTTCTTAGCCTCCGTATATTTACCATAAGCCGGTAATACAGCTTCAGGATCATTACCAATAAAGTAACTATCAGGACTTACTGATTCTGGATTATTCAATATTGCGCCAGTATACAGACGGCATTTCCAATCTCTATCAATAAGAGTAGTGAACGCATCGTCATTTTCACCATTATACTCCCAACTACTACCCATGTGAGTTAAAAGAGTAGTACCTTCATCACCGCAGTCAACTAGATTAAAAGTAAGTCCTCTATTTTCGCTTGAGGCTATGCTGATTACACCTTTCTCATCCGCCTCAATAGAAATCTCTGGATTAGCTGAGAAGAATGGTGTATCTTTGATTTTAATAGTAACTTGATGCTCGGCACCAGTATCCTTCACTTCTGGATAATCTTCACCGTAGTACCACTCTGGATAGTTAATATTAGAGTTTTTGAAATCAAGAAACTCTGTACGAATACCTACATTAGCTAGACAAGTTGATAAATTACTCTCTTCGTAATTTGGTCCTTGGGAGCGTGTTACTGGTACTTTTACATCAGAATGCCACATACTAGTCAAATAAGCATACTCTGGAGATTGTTTAAACAGAGTATTCAATTTTTCCTTATCTTCAATAGCTTCAGGATGTTCTTCGAGTAGCTGATAAAAAGATTTAGTCCAGCGGGTATTCGCAATATCTTTCATTAAGAAAGGTTCATTCTGGAATCGCTCGCTAATATTAACGAGTTCTTCTAGCTTAGTACCTAGATAACTTTTAAGAAGACCTCTCTTAGGTAGTCCAGTAAGGAAGTTAGCAAAATAGGGAAAAGACGCCATGCCTCGTTGAGTAACAGTCAAATCTACTTTGTAATCTGGACACATTTTAACTGCGTTTTCTAAAACTAAGTTATCGTAGATAGCTTGTGGACTGAAGTCAAGATGCATCGGGTCGTAAGTAAAGTCTACAGTAACTGTACGTTCTACGTACGGTAAGGAGAGAATATATTCATTATACTCACTCCATTTTTCTGGCTTAACTGTATAAGTCCCGCCCCCTTTAGCTACTACGACACCATCAGTTTCCAGTTTCGTCCAATTAATATCGTCTTTACTTCTAAGCTGGCGATATTTGGCAGATACAGTAGCCACTCGACTACCAATCATCATGTTAGAAATCTCATGATAACCAACAGATTCGCCTTCTGGAATAATCAAAGGTTTTCCATCACCATCTTTTTGTAAGAAAACAGCACCTTTATTAAAAGATACTTTTTCTAATCTTGGAAACATCATTACGGTATACAGACCAGAAGCGTCAGTAGCATCAAAGTATTTTGATAGCTCTGCGTACCAAGTACCTAATGATCGAGGTGATAGTTTACTGTAGAGTCTGTAGTTAGTGAAAAACTCAGAAGTCGAGTAACTATATTCACTTTTTGGGTCTACGTACCAATAATTTTCAGAAACATTTTTGAAAGATGTGTTTGTTATTGGTCTTACCAAAATAGTGTTTGGAGGTGTAAATGGTTTATCCACATAACTCATTGTTAAGTAATCATCCAATGAGTTTCCAAGATAAATTGGATTTCCAAAAGGCTCGCCACCATTTGTACCAACACCAAAAGCACCGCTAACACCGCCAAACAAAGCATGTGTATCTTTATACCCAAAGTCTACGCCGGTGTAGTCTGAGGATTGGCGAAATTGCTCAATGGTTTTACCACCCTCTTGTGTTAATTTAAAATCATTACCTTTACCATCAATGTCCAGAATACCAAATGTTCTCCATTTAAAGGCCGTAGCAATATTTACTGTTTTCATGTTTAAAAACCTCGAAAAATAATAATAGAATATACGTAAAGAAAATAGGGCGATTTAAGTTAATAAACCACCCTATTTAGGTTATCGAAGTACTGATGGTTTCACCAAGGCCGGAGCTATAGCCGTCTCAACTTTGTGAGTACTTAGTTCTTCAAAACCTGGCATTGCATCAACTTGCAACTTTACACCGAATACCACAGAGTCGTAAGTCAAACCGTAGTCATAACCCACACCAATGTGATAGAATGTCAAGCCGCTGTCACCTTTGAAATCCTCAGGTTCTTCGTATTTAGTCAGTGTAACCAGTTTGTCTTTAGGAATACCAAACAATTCTACCAACAAGTCTTTCAAATCAGACTCAGTAGTATCTTTAGTCAATACACCTGATTCAGTAGAGGATACTACAAACAAGCGACCATCAGCAATAGCTGTATCAATAGCAACGGGACTACCGTCTTCATTGATACTAGACACATTACCAGTATTGCTAGCGTATATCGTGCGGTTAAACTCGCCACCATTGCTATCATGGTCTTTATAACCTACACGAATCTCATTATTACCAGGTACGCGCAAGCTAAAGTTTTTACCTTTTACAGAGACGGTTACTGTTTTAGTACTGTCTATAAACTGACCAAGAAACTCTTCACCAGTTACTGGTGTTTTCTTGAACATGTAGCTCATCAAGTCAGCTACAGGAGCTGCACGATATACACGTTGTTCACTAGTAGTCTTGTGCTGCAATACCACATAGCGAGTATGGAATTCGTTAATTCCTTTCTCTTGTACTGGGTTATCAGCTGTGCCAAAGTTAAGAGGTTCACCAATGTAGCCGTACTCTAAGAACTGAGCGGGTACTACTGGAATATTGGTGTAACCCAATTGATGTTTAGTAGCTAACTCTACCTCACCTTGTGTAGTATAAGGCATATGGCCTACACCAACGTCAGTCAGTACTTTATACAGACGGTTAGTTTTAGTAGTAGCAGCATCCACTACAGCAGAGTTCATCAAGAAGTTAAGCCAATCAGCTTCTTCAGTTTCGGTGGCATATTGAGTAGGAGCAGCAGCTGCATCAGAAGCATTCTTAGCTTTCAAAAGCTTAGTAGACAAGAGAGCTGGTGCTCGCATACCTACAGCAAAAGGATGTTTCTTAATGTCTTCTTCAGTAATGATTACTACAGTTACTTCCAGCTGACCTTGTGTTACTTTAGTAGGTTTCAACACATTACGAGACTCACCTGCTTCATTGACCTGTTCTACGTAGTCAAACTCAAAGCTAGGATTAATCAAGAAGAATGGGTTGTCTTTAGGTGTAATGCGAATAGTGACTTCGTCACCTGTTTTAGCATTAGCCACATCACCTACTACTTCGTAGCTATCGTAGAGCTCAGGTGTAATACCAGCATGTGCTAATTGAAACGCTACGTCATGAGTAGAGCCTGATACAAAAGCACTAGAAGGCATAATCATTTTCTGTGTCAATGACACAGCTTTTAAAACATTACCTTCATCTAAAGAGTTGTAGTAGCCGTAGCTTTTACCTTCATCAGAGAGTAAGAACAATTTCTGACGAGCTTCATTGCTAGTCTTGAGTTGCTCTACAGTGATGTCACTAGGTAGTTTACCTGGTTTATTCAACAAATCAAACAGAGGTTTCTCTACGCTAGTACGTTGTGGCGCTTTGTAACCATTTATAATAGTGTAGTAATCCTCTCCAGCAGTATCATCAACATCCCCACCATGCCAACCAATCGAGCGATTAGTTACTGCTAAGTCACCAAAGGCTTTACCTTCAGGATGAATGTTACGGTAAGTAATCACAGGTGATGGTAAAGGATTACCATTTTTATCTACAGTACCAGTTGCACCTACAGTCAGGGTACGGTTGTAACCCATGTGGAAGAGCTCTTTAGTCAGACCAATGGTCAGATTAATAGTCTCTTTACCAGTTACATTGCTAGTATCGGGTTCTTGTTCACCTTGAGGTGAGGTTTTTGTACCGAACTGTTCGTAAGTCAATACTAAGTCAGCTACGTACAGGGCATCTTGATTGTGACCTAAGCGATTATAACCTAATGCACCGTTGAAACGGATGTTCTCTAACTTACACTCATCTAACACCAAACGACGATATTTACGCCAAGCTTCAAAGCTATCACGATCATGCTCTGCTAAACCATTGACTAATTCCTCAGGTAGAGGATTCTTAGCCAATGTAATATCCAAGTACTCTTGCTCTTGTACTTCAAACAAATCAGCAGGTGTAATACTAGCTACTTTAAAGCGAGAATCACCTTTATCAGTAATCTCACCTAAACGGTAGCTGCCTTCACCCATTTGTTTATTAGCGAAGAGTTGTTGTAGCGCATAGACGCTGAGTTCTTTTAAAAGTTTCATTATTCAATTACCTCTTCTATTATTGACGTACGTCTACTGTAGGGCTACCTTCCAGAGCTTTGTGCTCACGGAAGTGAGTAGGCGCTGTAGTACTGTAGTTAGGTGCATTATAGCTTACCATCATGTCTACTTCAGTAGGTTTCAATAGCTTAGGTGCTTCTTTGAGTTCTACTGCAATAGTAACACGTCCTACAGTAACAGGACTATTCTCAATAGCTTCTACTACGATATTACCAGTATAACCTGTAGCTGGGTCAATAGTACCAGTAGCTTCAGTGATTCGAATACTGTTTTCATCTAAACCTAAAGCTGCAAATACTTCTTTGACATATTGGTTAGCTGCAGTTACAGAGTTCTCTTTACCTTTAGCTCCTAGCATTTTGCTAGTGAGTGATACTTCTTTATATTTAGCCAAGTCTACACGGTTATATTTGACTACAGCTGGTTTTTCGATACCAGTATCGTCAGAGTCTTTGCTAGTCAAAGTAACAGATGAGTTGAAGTGTTCATCATCATCTACTACACTAGTAGCTGAGATGTTGAACTGTTCAATAGTCAAGTTACCTTTGAGTGCTTTCTCTAATTGAGTAGACAATTGAGCAGCGGCTGTTTTACCAGTTACTACTTGGGCAATGTTAGTATCGGTACTGTCTAATTGACGGAATGCTGGAATACTAGCTTCAATAGAGCCTTGTGCTTCTTTACCTAGGTTTACACCTAAAGCACCGATATAGAGGTGAGAACCAGCTTTAGCAGTCAACTTAAAGTTGTAATTGGCATTGCCTTTTACTTTCTCAATGTCAAACTCAGTAGCTACTAAACCCACTTCTTGAGCTACAGCAGTAAGAGTCTCAGCTAGAGTATCTTTCTGTTTAGCTTTCAGACGCTTAGCAATAGTCTTAATATCTGCACCGTTCTCAGCACCTTTCAAGCCTACATCAGCACGATGGTAGAGCTTAGTAGCTGCAGTAGCGTTTACACCGCTATTAGGCGTGATTACTACCTGAGTATTGTTAAACTCAGTAGTAGAGACTGACACTGGATTAGAGAGAGTATAATCTCCTAATGCAAAAGGAGTAGCTCCCTGTACCAGCGCAGCATTAATCAGAGCCAGCATGTTTTGCTCAGCACTGAGCGCTGGATTGATTTTAATGTACGTTTGTGCCATTTGCAAAAAATCCTTTACAAAGATAAGATACATGTAGACTAGAAAAATGGAAATCCCAGTCTGCATGGCATACGGAAAACGCCCGCCAGGCGGTTAGCCTGACGAGCGCACTTGAGTAGCTTTTCTTGATTTAGTAGAGACAGACCTACTAGACCTAGTAGGCTTAGAAGAGGCTCTATTGCCTGTGTGTGAGGGTTTAGTCAAAGGAGTATTATTGTTAGCCTCACGTGCTGTCTTTTCAGAGTCTGTATTCACCAGTTTATTAGTGTCTACAAACACTGACACGTAAGTGCAATTAACATATTGAGCTTGGGATAAACCCTTGCCTACCTGTGAAGTATAATGATGTGCTTTGCCAATTATACCCTCTAATTTCTTGACTACACCCTGCTCTACGTAGTAGATTTTACACATAGTGCCAGGTAAAATTTTATCTGGTTCAGAGCGTTCCCATACTAATTCGACCACCCCATTGTGGGCTTTGAGCTTAGCATTTTTACTGAATTCGGCCATTGCATTGTCTGTAATAGGTGCATTAGAGACAGGCATAAATGTCTTATCATCAAAGCGTGTATCAGTAGCAGCCTCAGTATTAGTCTTGTTCTTATCAAATACTACTTTGTTACCACCTTGAGAATACATGGAATGCATCATCTCTTTAGGGCTAGTAAAGTTTACAGCATTACCAGCATTACGCTGTACGTCTTTAACAGCATTGTCTAAAGAGATATCACTATTAGCTAGTGCAATGATTTGGTTACCATTATAGCGAAATGTCTTCTCTACATGTGGTAAGACGCCAGCTGGTATATTGATAAAGGTAATCACTCTATCTGTAGTATCCATGCGTGTCAAGTCGTAAGCCGGATATAGGTACCACATTCTTTCCTGTAAGTAATAGCCTATATCAGCATTATAGATACCACCACATTTCTTCTGAATGTAGTTAGGTAAGTCTATCAGCTTAGTACCGTGCGGCACGACGATGTGGTCACGTGGTTGTAGATTACTAGCTGGTATCATGTCTACACCTTTTACTATTACAGACTGGTCATTACCAGCCTGACAGGCTTCATTCGTGAGTACTGTTTTTACAGCTACATCAGTAGTCATAGCTCGGAATACACCACCACAAATAATCATGTTGAGTTCTTCAGCTGTCTTAGAGATAAGACTAAACTCTAACGAGATAATGTTAGCTTGGTCTAATACTTCAGTACTAGTATACTCTTTAGCTTGTTTAACAGTAGGGCTAGCTTTATTAGTCAATACTGCTGTGAACTTCTCAGTCCAGTTTTCTTTCTTAGTATCTTTAGTAGCCCAGCTACCCCAAAGTGGTCTCTTAACTAGAGTAACATCTAAAGCATCTGAATACGGGAAGATGTGGTCAGCATAGACACCACCTGTAAACAACGCTTTAATAATGATTTGGTCAGAGAAGTTATTGACATAATCACGGACTATGTCAATCGACTCTAGCTTGACTGCTTTATACACCTTAGATTCTCTATTGACGTGTACGTATACATCGTACTCGTACATTCTACCATATTCGCCATTCTTGAGAATGGCGTCTACTTCTTTGATAAAACTCGTATTAGTAATATCCATTCTTCATTACTCCTCAGTCTTAGTGGCTATGTGATATACACCAGCTGTAGTACTAGCGTGTCTCTCTGCAAATAAGTCAGCCATGGATTTGTAATCAGTAGGTTCATCTACTTCATCTTTAATAGACTGATACATGTCCTGTGGTAGTCTATTAATAGGTGATACACCAAAGAGTTCACTATTAGGAAATAATGTAAACTCATCCATGGAATCAGTAAATGGGTTCTCGACACGAGTAGTCTTAGCAAAGTCCTTAGCATAAGGGAATATCATGCTAGCTAGTCTGTCTAGGTCTTCTAAATCCTCTAGTGGAGGAGGTCGTCTATTGAGGTTGAGTGAGATAAAATCACCAGTATCTCGATTCTTCCACATCTCTAGATGTTTAATAATACATTCGTAGATAGTCTCTGAATCTTTGTAATTGGTGATTTTGATAGGACAACCCCTACGCATTAACTCTACCATGTCATTAATAGTAGCATAGCGGTAGGTATCTTGATTACGCTGATAAGTATCGTATTCAGCATCATTCAAGTGATGCGTACCGAACATGTCTACTTCTTCATCAGAGAGACTGGCTAAGTAAGGTACGCATATGCGAAATAGCTTCTTGAATATCAAATCAGCAGTATTAATGCTCTCTTGCATCAGATGCCTCTTATAACAGAATAGATTAGTAATAACAGTACAGGGATATAATAGAACTTCTCTAGAGTACCCCAGTTGTGATGCTGGCGTACTAACTCCTTCAGTACTTCAACATCTACTGGTTTCTTCTCTAGGTAATTCCAAGTCTGAGCTTCCAGCCAAGTCATGTGTATATCCTTTTCGTAGAAGTGACGTGTGAAGATGTAGTAATTATCCTTAAAAGTAACATCTACTGGATACTTACCTTTAAAAGGTTCATTAGCAGTACCGTCTGTACTAGGACAGAGAGCTAATCTACTAGCCTGTTTACGAATACCATCACAAGCACCATCTGCAATACCTATTGGGTTTAATGGATAGACCACTTCTTCTGCTGTAGAGTAATAGATGTTCTCTAAATAAGCATTAATAGAGAATGCACTAGAAGGTACTACAGTCATCATGGTAGTAATGTATCTGAGTATATCAGTGTCTCTATCTAAGAGTGCTTCCCAGAGAGTAGGACAATCAATATTAGGGTCTTGAGATAAATCAAAATCCTTGACATTAATCATGCGACGATTACTATTACCATCAAATGCTTTTAACATGAAACGTACTAGAAAAGGGTCGTAGGTAGGTTTAACCTGCTTAGGTACTAGAATAGTCTTAGCTACTTTAGAGTAGAACATACGCAGGTAGTTGTCTAGTATCTCTGAATAAGCTTCAGTGAAATCACGATAATTACCATAATCCTCTTCTGTTACGTAAGGATTCTGATTGTAGTTACTGAATTCCAGTACGAAATAACGTGTCTCTATTACCTTAGCTTCTAAATCAGCATAACGCTTAGCACCAGCTGGGCCATCAGCATAATCCACTAATACGTAATTAATAGTAGCAGCAGCTTCTTTGTAGAAAGATTTCTCTTCTACATCAGTTACTCTAAATAATCCTTGTCTACCATCACCAATATCAGTTACAAACATGTCACCTTGATTAGGTTTAAGAAATGGGTAGACATTAGCTTCACCACTTACAGTAAAGTTGTTACTATCTTTCTCTTGACTAGTAGAGAGAGGACTAGTTACTCTAAGAATAAAGTCATTTACTTTAATATAAGCTTGATTCAGTGCGTCTTTACCTACTTGATGACCTTGTAGTTGAGAATCATCAGCTAACACCTGTGAGTACCAGACTACTTTCCAAGGAGCACCTGCTATCTGTGTAATGATGTTGATTCTAGGTGTATAGCTAGTATCTATCAGTGTAGACTTAGCTTTAGGTGATTCTATCAGCTGTGGTTTAATCTCTTGACTTCTGATAGGTTTCTTCTGTGGTTCTTTTTCATGTCCTAATACAGCCATGAGTGAAATATCCTTTCTCTATTGTTAATAGTTAAATGAATGTGTAGTAGCCTTCTCTAGAACTTCATCTGGCTTAGTACGTAATACGTTAAACCAAAGAGTCTGTACAGTAACACAAATCTTCTTAGTGTTGTCAACCTTAGTACCATTTAGCTCATCAGCTATTTTGTCAAAGTCCTCTCTAGAGACAGGTTTCTTACGCTTAGTACCATCATCATTCTCCTGCTCTTTAATAAATCTATCGTACCACTCAGGTTTCTTATCAGGAAACAATCCATCTATTAGTTTCTTGATTACATCAGGATTCTCTCTGAGTCTGCGCTTAGCATTGTCAGAGAGCTTAGTCCAGTCGTTATAAATACCTAAGCGTACATGATAGACTTGACGTAAGTCTAGCATGGTAGTAGCTACTACGTCGTAATTAGTATTCACTCTAAATAGAGTGTGTCGTAATCTATCTTCAGCTTGATACAGCTGTATATTGAATACAGACTCAGTAGGTACATGTACCCAAGGAGCTTCTTTTAATAGAAACTCATGTAGCACAGGGTCAAAATCACCTACACCTGGTAGCTCTTTTAAATTGACTAGTGTGCGCTTATCTTCTTCATTGATGCCTACTAGATAAGTCACTAGTCTCCACGTATATGCTGGGACAAAAGCTGGAAAGAAATCATCGTACTCAGGAATAGCTATACCCATCTGTGTATTGAGATACTTATCGTAGTCTCTATCAGACTCAAAGAATGAAAAGTACTTACCTGTTACAGGATAGAGCTGTTCTACATCAGTGAGCTGCTGCATGGGTCTATTGTCTTTATACACCGGACGATATTTCTCGTCTAATAACTGATTGTGTACTACTAGCGGATATTCCATTACCATAGCTGCAGGTTTGTCGTATTCAAAGCGATAAGTAAAAGATACAGTCCAAGTATCGCCTTCAGCAGTACGAGAACCTTTCTCAGGCTCAGCATTGAAATCAAACATGCCGATAATGCGTTGTTGTGTTTCTTTTACACCCCAACGTGCCGTCTTACCACCTACATTAGTAATCACAGTTACATTAGGCGTAGTAGCTTGTGCCATGTACTCTTCCCAACTATCACCATAACCAGCTACATTCTCTCTTAAACGATGTATCTCTTTTAAGATAGTCAGCATAGGCAATGGAATAGAGTAGGAATAAGTAGCAGTATGTAAGATAGTATCACGAGACATGGCTATCTTATTTCGCATCTCATTTAACCAACGTTCAGCTGTAGCTTTATCTTGGAATCTTTGAGTAAACTCCATGTTTACAAAGGTGTGTGTATAGACTGGTTTAATCAATACACCTAACCAACTATCAAAGATACAAGGTAGATGTTCAGGCTTCATGACAGCACGAGTCAGTACAGCATCAGTCTCTATCTCTTCACTAATCTCTAAGCTGATTTGATTACCATGATTGAAATTAGCTACGTCTTTGTCTTTATTAATAGTAGAACCATTTAGCGCTACTCTTTCTTCAGCACCTGGAAATAGTATCTGTATTTCACTAGTCATTTCACCAGTAGCTCTATCACGAAAATGTGTAATGTCTACTAATTGACGAGTAATGTCTAATACGACAGGTCTAGTGACCATGTCTTCTACTTCAGTAATAGGAAGCATTATTCTAGCCATGAGAGTATATTCCTTTCTAATGTAATAATAGTTTAATAGGATTAGTAATAAAATCATACCCTAGCTAAGGCAAAAAAAATAAAGAGAGTAGCCGGGTAGACTACTCTCTTTTTTATTGGGTGGGTTTTTGAGAAAGGATTCATCCTTTTATATGCTTCTAAAGAAAGCCATCAATAATTCTGGTTCTTTTATAGCTATAACTATAAGGTGCAGTGTAGCTACTAGTACCTTTATTAAAGCTGGTGTTAAATAGAAGTATACGATTGGTGCAACGCAAATTAAGAGCAATAATTTGCACACTGGATGATTGGCGTCCATGCTGGACTCCTTTCTGTAAAAAGAGAGCGTTTACAAAATACTCTGTTAGGCTAGCTCTCGGTAACGCCTAGCAGAGTCTACGGAATACACGGCATATGCCTAGGGATAGCAATTAAGCTATCCCTAGGTTATGTCTGCATATTTCGTATTCTAATTAATACCTATTAGTAAGACTGCTATTTCAACAGGCTTGCTGATAGATATAGGAGTAATCTGAATTAATATCTCAGATTACTCCTCTTTAGTACTACTACTTCTTCTTTCCTTTGGTTCTTTCCTTTGGGCATTATTCATTTTTACATCACTCCTAAAAACGTAAATTGAACTTGAGTGTCCGGTTAGCTGAAGAATGCTTTAGTGAATTCTATTATCGTAACCAGATTCTCTGGTAAAAACCAGAAGAAACGGATTATTCCTGAGAATATCCTTATAAACCACAATGCCATTTGTGGTAATGAGTAAATTACAAAGAAAACCAAACACATATCTATGAAGGTTACTTTGATAGCATGCTTTAAAAGCATCGTAAAACTAGGTCTCATTTTGAGTCCTTTCTCTGTCGCATGACAGGGTTGTTTAGAGGATGGTTAGAAAGAGCTCACTGATTGTCCTCTAATTCAATCTGTGAGAAGGTATATTACCCAGGGGTAGTTACAGCTACCCCTGGGTATATGCCGGACTCGTAGAGTCCAGGCGCTACAGTACGTCTCTTGTAGACGTACTGCACTGCCGCGAATAAAAGTTTAGTCTAACTTAATGCTTTTGTACATTACAGCTATAGGCTGTACCACCACTGTAGTGTAATGTCCATCAACACTAGCTTTAACATTAATAGCTTCTAAATGCATCAGGAATGCATTAATAGCTTCTTTGGTGTATTTAACTACATCAAGAGTTACTCCACCTACCATCAATGGATTGTTCGTTGTATTATTGATAATACTGTTATAACACAACGCCAGCTCTTTATAACCGAGACTACGTTCCTCATCCTTAGGACAAGTCGCTTCAGTCAAGAAACGCACAATACCGCATTCCTCACGTTCATCCCAGACATCAAGTACTGGTCCTTCATTTTGCTTCAAGAAATTGGTACGTTTATCTATTGTTGCATCGAAAGAGTACAATGGATTGATAAACAGTATCTGTGTAGGTATAAGGCCGTATGTAGTACCTTTACCGTAGGGAATTGTGAAGTTACTGTATTCATCAGAACACACCTGTAAAGACACTGTAATTTGTTCTCCAAACACACCAGTGCATTTTACTTCGTACATAATGCCAAGTAATGTGGTATGTGTTGTAACTGTGGCGGTATAACCTAGTTTATTTGACAATATACAAGCCATGTGCTTAGCTACTTCTCTTTTATCAGTAAAGTAGTTTTTCTTGATTGTATCACCAGGTTGATAGTTATTATTGATAATTTTGGAGATAGCGTTCAAGCCCCAGAATGATTTAATTACTACATCGAAATAGATTATCATGATTTATTTCCTTTAAGTTAAATTTAAATAAAAGAGCATACTACAGATATTGCAGCTTACTCTAGTTAGTTATATACACTTGAAATATTTTAGAATCAGTATACACCGTAGGCACGCATTACTTCTATTGCTTGTTCATTCATTTTTAAAATTCCTTATTAGTGCGGCATAGAGGGTAGGGTACAAGACCCTACCCTCAGAGTCGTGTTTATCTTCAATAAAGACGGCATAGACCCTAGGAGAGCCTATAAAGCTCTCCTAGGACTTATGGTGCATTATTCTAAATTAATTGTATTCTGTAATGATTGCTTCATCGTAGATTGGGTGAGTCAGTAAGATAGCTTCTACTCTATCAGCTAATGCCTCATCTACAAACGTAGCTGGATGACACATTGTATCAGGTGTACTAAATACAGGTGAGTTGATAAGCTTAGTCTTATAAGCTTCTCTATTCTCTTTATCATTAGTGATAAAGTCAATAGTAGCTTTAGCTGCCTCAATAACAGCTAAGACTTTCTCTACCTTATCTTTAGACATACCAGCATGCCCTAGAAAAATAGCTATTCTGTCTTTAGCTTGTAGCTTGAAATCTGGTGCTATTACTTTTTGAATAACTGGTTTTATCACATCTTCACAGCTATCGATATTAGCATAAATACTGATACAATCCAATGGATAAGGTAAACCTGTAATAGTTGTACGTGGGTAAAAGTCTCTTACCTGCAAACACTCGGTAATATTTTTAGGTAATGCTTCTATTGCCGCACTATCAGCTGCTCTGAATAGTGAAGTAGCTACACGCTTATCTATTACAGTAGATTCAATGACTACACTATATTTGACAGCACAGTTATCTACCAACATGGAACTAGATATTACCGAGCCTCCTACCTTACTATCAGAAACAGTACTATTAAGTACTACAGAGTTTTTAAGACGACCGTTGATGACATTACTAGTATCCAGTCTACAGATACCTTCTACTACGGATGTTTGGTCCACATTAGAACAAGTATTAGCACTGATTAACAACTGGAATAAACCATCTTCTTCATTAGTATTTTTGTTGTATTTACGATAGTAAATACCTTCTTTCTCAAAGCGATAGAGAGGATGATTCTTAATGATAGCTATAGCTGAGGTATCTACCTCATTGAAAGCTGATAGGTCAGCTACAAATCTAGCTATAGCTTCAAATTCTTCTTTATATTGCACTTCTAAGGTGTTGTTAGTTTCTCCCCATTCTCTCAATTTCAATTTAAATTCATTAACAATCTTTGAATATACGTCCATGAAGTATACAGCTTGATTTACATCAGGTGCGTATTTGTTAAATTCAATAAAGAACTTAGCGTGGTTTTTGTACTTAAGATGTACACCTAATCCACCTTTAACTAAAGTCAGGGATAGGTTGTTAGTAGTCACGGTATGCATGTTAATTTCCTTTGTTCAAAAAAGAAAGGTCTGTCTTAGATAGAAAAACGACTAGCACCAGTGCAGACCTATTACTAGCACTAGTCGTATATTAAATTATTTAGCGAGCTACACTAAACTGAATGTGCTCATGATGTTGATAATTTACCAGTTCAAAATCCTCAGGCTTGTAATCATCAATGTGTTTCACATCAGGATTGATTTTGAGTGTAGGTGCTGGTAATGGCTCACGAGTAAGCATCTCTTTCACACCTGCTACATGATTAGAGTAGATGTGAAAATCACCCCAAGTGTGAATATGCTTAATAGGTACCATAGACAGCAGATTAGCTATCATGCAGTTAAGCAAGCTATACTGACCTACATTAAAACCGAATGCTAAGCTGTCTTGACTACGCTGATAACATTTGGTGTAAAGACCAAAGAGTGGTGCTTTCAGATGAGGGTGAGTAGTCAATGCTAAGCTACGCTCTTTAGTAGTAAGACGTCTAGCAAAGAACTGAATAGTAGTACCATGACAAGCCGCTAATGCTTGTTTACCATGTTCTACGTTCCACTCAGGTGTCTGGTCGTAATCAGGACGTGTCTCTGGATTCCAGAGCGTAATTACATTATCAGATGCAAAGGGTCGCAGCTTCAGCATGTCAATAGCTCGTGCTAACTGGTCAATGCATTGATTAGTGCTAGTACGCCATTTACGTAGCTGCACGCCGTAGAGTGGCCCTACACTGTTTAATGTAGGGTGAGTCCATTGTTTCCAGATACCTACGCCTTGCTCATCTAAGTAATCGCAAGAGTCAGTACCTTTGAGAAACCACAGTGTTTCTTTTACCATGGTCTTAAAGAACAGCTTACGTAACGTAATAGCTGGAAATGACTCTTGTAGATTAAACTCAGCTTGTGGACCAAATAAGCTGATACGCCCCACACCAGTACGGTCTTCGTGTTCATTACCTTCAGACAGTGTCTTTTGCAGTAACTCTTTAAATTGTTTCATTTCTTAAAATCCTTGTATTTATCGTAGTCGTAACGTAGGTTAGAGGCAACCTTGTTACGTACTACACTATCAAAATCAGCATGATTATACACCTGCTCTGGTACTACGTAGGTAGCTTTAGCATCTACATCAAATATAGATACGTCGATATAGCCTTGATGTAACTTATAAGTATCCAAAGCATAGCCGCGTAATGGGATGCAGTCATCATTACCCTCCATCTCGTATGCTACTATTAGAGTCTTATTGGCTCTTTCTTCTTTAGTCAGAATACTAGCTACAGACTCTGTATCCAAAGGGTCAGGCTCTACTTCTACATTGAAGTTAGGTTCAATGTAGATAGTGCGATCGTATTCCTTGAACACTCTACCTCTGAGTAAAGCATTGTAGTTAGTAGGGTCTTTTCTTTTCTGCAATATAGCTACTACCGTAGCTAGAGTACGAGATTTCTCGATTAGTGCTTTTAATTCTTCATCTACATCTACATTAGCAGTTGCACTAGCATGATCGTATTCTTGTTCAATGAAGTCTTCTGATTTCATTTTCAAATTCCCTTTAAAAAATAAACATGCCATAGACCCTAGGGTAGAGGTATTATCCTCTACCCTAGTGCTATGCTTCAATTATTATTCACTAGCCTCTTTTTGAGCAGCTTGAGTCAAATGCTCTAATGCTGCTTTGAAAGTAGGTTCTAGTACTTCGTCACTGCTAAAGTGAGCAAAACCTTGCTCAACCAAAGTACGATGTGCTTCAGTAGTTTGCTCTTTGATATCCATTACAGCTACCATGGATTCTTGGTTGTCTTTTACTACAGCAACCAAGCCTTCTTTAGAGTAGTCTGTAACAGGAGTCTGTACTTTGCAGAAGTCGTAGTCTTCAGCTTCAGGCTTGCCATAGTGCAGCTCGGACACCAACTCAATATCTACTGAGTCAGTTTTAGTCTCAGCATCCACTGCAGGTACGGCTTCAGCAGCCAACGCATAGCCAATACCGAATTCTACATTTTCAGCAGCTTCATTGCTGTAGTGGAAACCGGTTTCATGTTGGGTGTTTTGGGTAGTCATTTTAAAATGCCTTTCATTATTAGTGGTTGATGTAATTAAAAGTGTAGTCTGGTTCAGACTCTATTGCTTTTGCTAAGAGCCTAAATTCGTCCACGTAAGAAGACTCTTCGTGTTCCGCATTTAAAAGTAACTCATTTAGAATTACTAACATGTTGGTAACACTAGGGTCGTCATGTACTAGCTTGCTGTAGGTATCTACGTAATCGTCCGGATTATCAGTATCTAAACCTTTCAACTCGTAACTATACTCAACATCTACATCTTGCCAGTCTTCATTTACCAGCTGTTGTGTAATACATTTCACTAATGAAAATGATACTCGCACATTGTCTGGTAAATTCTGTACTCGTGAAGAGGTGGTTACCCTCTCACGATAAATAGAATACTTTTCATGATTTCTAGTAGTAAAGAACATAAATGTTACTCCAGGAATTCTTTAATGTAAGTTGCTTTATCAAAAGCTTGTAGTTTATTAAATACTTCCTGAGTCTCTGCTTCAGGATAGGCTTTTAATTGCTCTGTAAAGCGTTCTGAGGCTTGTTCTAGCATTTGAGCTAGGGTATCTTCAGTAAGCTCTGTATAAGGCTTTGTAGCATCACTACAAGCCAGTAATTGATGGTTTTGCACTGTAGCTGTTATCATGCAACAAATATAGTCAGGATTGTCTAAATCCTCTTCAGGGATAGCTTCACCTAAACGTAACAAATAAGCTACTACTTCAGCTTTCAGTACAAAGCGAATATAGAGATTATCATTCATCATGATTTACCTCTTTTTGCAGCTCTCTTACCATGCCATAGATGAAAGAAGCTTGATAGAGAACTTGATAATCAGGCTTAGTAAAGTCAGTAGCTGCACGACTAGTAGATAGCTCTTCGAAGCCATTACCATCTGTACGAATAGTGGTACGAGATACCATGATGTCATTGTCTTTGACAAATACAGCCTGAATCTCTAATGCGTCACAAGAGTGATTACCTAACCAAGCACAGAGAGGTTCTACTAAAGCTGAGAGTGAAGTAGTACCTTCAGGTACAGCTAAACGTACACCTACTAAGAAGTTGATATCTTGACGTAAGTATTGCTCTGTGATTAAGCCAGACTGTGGTAAGTCATGAGCAATAACTTTGATGTCGTTAGCTAGGCTAGCAATACGTACGTGGCAACCATTCGGTACTTTGAAGTTATTGATAGCTTCTTGCAGGATTTGCTCTTGCTGTTTAGTATCTACTACTTCTTGAAAGGGATTGCGATTAGCAGTATCGTTAGCCTGCATTTGCTCTACGATAGCATCTACATGTGCCTGCTCTGTAGCTGTAGCTACAGCTAATTCATTTTTGATTTCTGTCATTTGTTTATTTCCTTGTATTAATTAATGTACTACTTTATCAGTAGGTTTTACATCAGTACAATCAGCAATAGCTTGTTTGAAGTTTTCAGCTATTTGACCTAAAGTTTCATTCATGCGTTTAATGAATGGATGGTCTTCTACTTCTGAAAACTCAGACAATGCTTGACTAAATGACATACCGTATTCTTCTCGAGCAATCTCTTCAAACATAGGTGAAAACTCTTGATGAAATACGGTTTTGACAATAACATTAGCAGCATCATTACTGTCTTTGATAAGCTCACTACCTTCGTAAGTATCTTTATCAAAGATTAATACAGCAGGCTCACCATTAGTAATTTTAACAACACTGAGCTTATAGCTATTTTCATTACTGTAATAGTAGAAATGATAAGAAGAAAGTTTATTTGGCTTCGCTTCTTCATTCTCAATTTGCTCTTTTATTCGTAGTACTTCTTCTTTGTCTTCAAAGCTACCGTAATCAGTACAGTAGAATGCACCAGACATAACTGTGTTGTGACGATTACGAAGCATTACTTCCACTTCAGGGAAGATGTTAATTAAATATGCTTTAGCCATTTTAAGGTCCTTATTAATAAGTTTAAAAACGAAATATGCAGCATAGCCAGAGGAGAGTCTAAATGACTCTCCTCTGCTGTTACTCCACGTCTAAACAGTAAGACTACGTCTAGCCTTACATGAAAATAATATACGTCTGTATAATGCTAGTATTGCTTAATGATACGCTGTATAGCAGTCATGTATACAAACAGCATCTTGTAAGCATAGGCTAGATAGCTGACTAATACTTCACTAGTCCATTTATCATAACCCTGTACAAAACCTTTAATAGCTTTAGCTGACTGGTCACCTAATGCTTCTACAGCTGCTTTATTAGTCACTTCAGCTAGTGCTTGTGCTATAGCACCATTCTTGTTAGTATACGCTTTAATAAGCTTTTGGTGTATATCTTTTACTTCATGCTTGAGTACAGTACGATTAAAATTAGCTAGAGTCTGTTGTAGCGTATCTAACGCATCAATAGCATTCTGAATGGACTTAGTATCTGGTGTATCAATGATTACTGTCTGATGTCTAGTGACTGTCTCTTTGTCTCTCTTTAAACCTACTGATTGCTTACTAAAAGCATTGAGTAGTTCCCAAGGTGTAAAACCATTCTTTTCATTCCAGTCCAATGTGGTATAAGTGAATACCCTATTACCTGGTAGTGAATCACTATTAAAGCGTTTATAAATACCACGCTCTTTCTTATCTTCATGTACTTTGATTTCAGGATTAGTAACGAAACCAATCTTTTCTAGTGCTTCAGCTAACTCTGAGCTAGACTTTACTGTAGAGAATAATACACGATTCTTGTTGTTATTGAGTACCTCAGCAAAAGCTGTAGCTATCTCATCCATGTTATCTAGATAAGCTCTAGAGAGATAATATCCTAAATCGTTGACAGCTTCTATACCAGCTTGTAAGTCATTAATAGACTCAGGTGGTTGGTCAGCTACAAAGAGTGCTTTATCATTAATAGAGATACGATGCTGTTGCTTAGCTTTACCTAAAATACCATTGTAGTTCGACTTAAGTGTATTGAGCTTGGCTTTAGCTGCTAGTTCTTGTCGGTTGTATTTATCGGAATACTCTTTAGTCTTAGCTGCTGTAGCTGTAGCAATATCTACAATAGCTCTACCTGCACGGTCTAGTGCTTTAAAGGTAATATCACGAGCTGTAGAGAGTGCTATCTTAGCACCAGCTACTGCTTTCTCTTTAGTATTATCCCAGACTTCTCCTTCTTCAGCTATAGTAGCTGGTATCATGAATGATACATCTGAGTAAGCGTAGTGTGTATCTACGTAGCTTTGACTAGCTAGCTCATTGATGATTTCTTCATTAGCTTTCTCGTCTATATAGCTGTTGTCTTTGTCTAACACAGCTGTCTCTTGTTCTAGCGTATAACGTGTAGCGATATATTTGCTTAGCATGTCTTGATTACCTCAGAAAAAAATAAAATGGTTAAAACATACCAAAACTAGACTCTCTTAGCACCCAACAAGGATGCTAAGAGTGCCTATTTATACTAGCTTAGGATTTTGTTGTTTTGACAGTCTTTGCTGTTTTAACAGCCAAAGCTTTAGCTAGTGCTTTAGTAGTCTTGGTGATAGAAGCCATTTGCAATTCATTAGAACGACGTTGTTCAATCTCTTCCAAGTTATCACGTAAGACACGATAAATGAAACGTAAGCCATTTACTAGCAGGTAATGCTCTTCACGATAACCTTGAATAATGATATTGTCAAAATATACCTTACCTTTAGCTGTTAAATGAATTACGGTTTGTGAACCTTTCTTAGTCAGTGAGACAGATGAATTGTCCTCATTGCTTACGGTAATTACATTACCTGCAGTAGAAACACTAACGTTGGTAGAGTACATTTCGTTTGCAAACTTCTTGAGCATCTCTAGAGTATCTTTATCTTCATCTCCAGGTATTCTAGGAGTAATCAGCTGGTCATTTACAAGAAAGTAACCATTGAATTTACCTAGTTCTAGTTGGTAATTGCAGAAGAAGTCCAGTAGAGCCTTTGTTGTCTCTACGTTTTCATAGTCGTAGTGTACTTTAATGTACTTAACACCTCTCACTTCTACATCAGTAAGATGAAAACCTTTAGCTTTAGTAAAATGAGTATTTACGTATTCAATTGCTGTTTGATTAGACATTTGTTTATTCCTTATTTAAATAGTTTAAGATTTAAGATTTAAGAGTTTTAACAACTCAGGTTGAGAGCTTTTAGAAGCTCTGTTTGAGAGCTTCGATAGCTCTGGTTAAGATACTGCCCAGATTGCGCTTTTCTCTCTCGCCGGGTGCTCTAGGAATTGCATCAAGAAGTGAGTTATAGACAATCATAGCTGCAGTGTAGAGAAATGCATCTTCTTCTATCCAATTATGCAATTCAATATTCTCGAAGTAAGACACTCCGTTTATAATTAACCGCAATATGATAGAAGGACCCAGTTCCACAACCTGTATAGACGTGTTTGAACCACACTTGATAATAGGCCTACGATGCTCCTTTTTCTCTATTGCAATATCTTTACTAGAGTAGAACTTATCTATCAAAGCATCAAAGAGTGTCAGAATCTTTTCATCTTCTACTGTTGGTTCTTTTACCCTTAGCTTGAACTCACGTAAGAGCTGATATACTTTAATATCTTTCGACGCTGTATATTTGCATGCCAAGCGTAATAAAGTCTTTACTGCCTTAGGATTAAGCGTATCGTAAAGGAAGTTGACAGTATAACGACCCGAATCATCTACTTCTTTTACTTCAACATAATCGAAACCATTTTCAGGGATCATGTTTTCAGCTACCCATGATTTGATTTCTGTTAATTCTTCTTTAGTCATTTTAATTGACTCCTATTAAATAAATAGCCTAACAGGAGAGTCAATGAAGGCTCTCCTGTACCTTTACACTACTTTTTCTACTTTAGCTTTTAGTAGGATGTATTTAGTAGCGGCCTCTGATAATATTACAGCTGCTACAGACTCTTTATCTTCCATCACTACCTTGTGCTCAATGTAGAGTACATTATCTTTCACTTTCACAGGTAGAAAGTCCTTACCATTAAAACCATCAATACTAGCTGTAATAGTAGGCATGTAACCGTACTTAGTCACTAGTGCCGCAAACATAGCGATTAGGAAATCTACCTGCTGTGGCGTTACAGCAAAGTCGTATTCCTTCTCTTCTGGGTCACATTCTTCAATGTGACTACGTACCTTTTGTAGCTTGTAATGATTTTCATCAGAAAGCTTCTCTTGTTTAGAACTGAAAAACCCCATGATTATTTACCTTTCTTAGTAGCCGCAACAGCTTTAAGCTTAGTAGCTGCTTGTTTGACTTTAGTAACGGCACTAGTCAGCTTAGCCTGTGGTTTCTTGGCTTTAGACTTGGCGGCAGCAAGAGTAGCTTTTTCTTGTTTTTGTTTCGCTACCTCGCCTTTCAGTTTATCAATAGCATCAGACTTAGTCCAGCCTATATACGTGATGGCTTGTACTGAGAAGTAAATGTCAGCATGTACTGACTGCATGGTAGTAGCATGCAATTCAGTAGTATTACCTACCTTAGCTTCGTCTAGAATGACAAACGACAATACATTGCCAGCAGTACCGAGAGTATGCAGCATACCACCATAACTGTCATGACGGTTGCCTGTAGTGGCGTGTGTGATGAAACCATAGCCTTTGTCTTGCAAGTATTTAGTCAGTTCTGAAAAGAAGCGATGCTTATCAATAATACGAGACAGTTTGAAGATAGTAGGCGTCTTTACTTTGAGTTTCATGATTGTTCTGACATCAGTAGTAGAAACTGTATCAGTACCTGTAAACTCGGTTAAGATATAACCTTTAGATTCAGCAAAAGAGAGAATCTCTTGCTCGATGTTTTTCTGTACTGCTTTTTTCATGATTTAATTTCCTTCTGTTTAAACGTTTAAAAGAATGACTGTAATAGTCAGAATAATAATAAGGTATTGTAATTATTTTGAAAATACGAAATATGCGGACATAGCCTAGGGATAGCAATTAA